GTTGCGTTGTTGTGGCGCAAGTTCAGTTTGTTTTAATCATTTCGTTTGTGTGAACCGCTCCTAACAAGGGGCGGTTTTTTTATGTGGTGATACTGATTATATTTGCAATATATCAACTGAATGAAAAATAATGTACAAAACTATCTGAACATTCTCAACGACTCACGAGACCTCAGTCAGAACAAGAAGATTGAACTAGAGTGGGAGAACATAAGTACAGGAGCCACGCTGGAATCCTTCAAGAGGGCATTCCTTGCCTGGAAAAAGAAGAACGGATCAAAAACGGTAAAGAAGGCCGTTAAGACATATCGAGTGACTTCAAAAAACGCTTTTGAAAGCATTGTTAATGAGCTGATTCCAGAAAGCAATCCGCTGGGTCTTCCCGACTCAAAAGAGAAAACGTACAGTTTTTATAAATTTCCAGTCAACCATAATGATATTCTTTTTCTTACCGACATTCACGTACCATACCACAACATTCCTGCGCTCACAGCGGCGCTCAAATACGGGCTTGAAAACGAAATCAACACAATCTACATCAACGGAGACCTCATTGATTTCTATGCCATTAGCCGTTTTCAAAAAGATCCTCGCAAGCGCGACCTTGCGTCGGAGATTTATATGGCGCGGGACTTCCTCTACACGCTGCGAAAACTGTTCCCTACACAAGCAATATACTTCAAAGCAGGAAACCACGACATCCGATGGGACCACTACTTGATCAACAACGCGTCTGACCTTGTTGGTATTGAAGAGTTTTCACTGGAATCCATCCTTCACCTCAAGCAGCTCAACATCGAGTTTATCCCGGACAAGCAACTTGTTAAGATGGGTAAACTGGTAGCCGTTCACGGCCACGAGTTTGGATCAAGTATGTTCAGCCCGGTAAACATTGCCCGTGGTCTTTACCTCAGAGCCAAGGACAACGCAATCTGCGGACACCACCACCAAACGTCTGAACATACCGAGCCAAATATCAACGGGAAGGTGACAACCTGCTGGTCGGTAGCCTGCCTGTGTGAGTTGCACCCGGACTATATGCCGATTAACAAGTTTACACACGGCTTTGCACACGTGAAAGTGTTTGATAATGAGGACTTTGAGGTTACAAACTACCGGATCGTAGACGGCAAGATTAAATAACTCTCGTAACATTTTTGTGCGTGTTTTTGTTACAAAGGGTATCGAAATTTTTCTGTATTTTGCAGTATGGAGAATCCGAGGATCAGATACAGGAAGTTGGGAAGGGAAAAGGCCAGAGGTCTTTACCACGAGGACGGGTTAATTGAGATTGATCCTCGGCTCCCTGCAAAAGAACATCTGGAGGTCATTATCCACGAGTATTTACACCATGAGTTCAAACACTGGGAGGAGGAGTATGTTCATGAATACGGGATAAAAATCTCCGAGTTCCTTTGGGCGTTGGGTTATAGACGAGTAAATTTGGACTGATATGCTGAGAGTCGTGCTTCCCATAGTAGTAGACACCGACGAGAAGAGGATTGCTGACCTGGTAGGTGTAACGCCCGACAAGTACGAGTGTGAGCCGGCCATATTTTATAGCATAGACAACGTCCGTCCGTATCAGAACTACAAGAACCTTTGCATGGTGAGTTCCGGTGGAGATGACTTCATTGTCGGCCTTTCAATGGAGCAGGTGGACGACATCATCATGAGCGACGTCAGTTTCATGTTTAGTGCAAATTAAAGTTAAATTTCTTGCTATTTGCCATGCGTGTTGTATATTCGCCTCCTAAATAAACGAAATGAACGACCTCGAAAGAAAAAAACGACTGATTGTGACCGCATTAGGCGCACAACAAATCTACGCTCAGTGTCACGACGAGTGTGTTGACATGAAGTTCTTCAAGCATGACCTGAAGATGCACTCCAAGAACCTTGTCGCCAAGTTAGAGCGTGAGCTCATGCCATTGTTTAAGGTTATGGGTGACGTGCAAGGTGGAGAGGCGTATCTAAACGCCGTAGAACTTATGGAAATTACACTTCAGAGCCTTGCAACTCTACCAGTAGAGTACTGGGCGCTAGTTAACCAAGGAATTGACGACATAAAACGACAAATCGATGAAAAGAACCAAGCAGGGGCTGACGGAGTATCTAGCGGAGCAGCTCCAGAACACGGACAACAGGACGAGACAGCGGGTGATGGAGGTCATAATGAAGAACCTGCCCACGTTAAAGAAGATGAGGCAGGCGGAGATAGAGAAACTGCTGAAAAAGTGTGATGACGACCTTCGCGCCACACCCGATACCGGTGGTAACCCCGTTGGGTGACGGGTACATCCTGTACATCACGCCCGGAGGCATGCTAGAAAACGACGAGATAACCGTCGTGCTGCTAAAGGGAGGGGAGATCAAGCACTTTACCAGCGACCAAGTCAGAGTTTGGAAAAATTCAACCTACGAAATAAATGAATGACTACGTAATCACGGTGTGGGACGGCGACAGGCTGGTCCATAACGCCAAGGCAAGGGCTAAGAACCCAGAACAGGCCAAATCCAAGGCTTTGAACGACTGCTGGAAGCTAGACAAGGTAATGGGAACAGAACGCGAATGGTACAAATACAGATGGGACATACAAGCAACGATAAGCCGATAAAACACGCCTCAGAGCTGCTCAATGAAGTAGTCGTGGACCTCATCCTGCGTGAGAAGAAGGGATACTCCGAGTACAAGAAGACGATGGACCGGGATGACCTAAGTCAGAAGGAGTGGATTCAACACGCATACGAGGAGGCGCTTGACCTTGCCCTGTATCTGAAGAAAATTATGAAGATGTAGTCACAAATATTTGAAGAATTGTGACATAGTTAGGTGGCGGAATTGGTAGACGCGATTGTTGTATGTAACTGGATACAATACACTGTGCAGCAATCTTACATCCAGCAGATAGTATCTGAAGTGTATGCAGGTTCGAGTCCTGTCCTGACTACAAAGGTTGGGTGTGCGTAATGAGGCATTGGTTGCCGAATCCCGTAACAGGGTTGCCTTGAGAGGTTCGAGTCCTCACCCAACCGCAAACTGTAACAAATTTTTACCAGATTTGTTACGAAAACAAACGAGATGAGTAAGAGAACAACATACACAATCTTCGCCTTTGAACCGGGTTCAGAGGTGTACGCAATATCCATGTGGCACGAAAACGGACGTCAAACCGACCACCTAGCAATCTACAAGGCGCGTGTTGCCTCGTGGAGCTATGACGCGGAGGAAAAGGACGTGTTATACTACCTTGAGTCTCCAAAGGACGGCAAGTGGTGGGGGGATTCAATCAAGGGAGAGTTTGTCTCGGACAACATGGAAGACCTTATCAACTACGCTAAAGAACTTTGGAGACATGAAGCGGAAATATAACTTCTTTAACAGCCAGGAGTTCGAAAGGCTTGTGCCGTACCTAATCCTTGGATTTATTTACCTCGCAATAATGCTAATACTCTTTTCACTATGACAGAACCACAATACAAGAACTACTTAGAACTACTGATCGACCTATATCCGGACGACGAGTTTCTTATCGCCGACGGGTTTGACGACGCCGTGATCGGTGTCGACTACGGCTCTTCCCGCCTAATCTATTCATGCAAGAAGTGCATCGAGATCCTTATCGAGCAGGAAAAGATGGAGCCAGAAGACGCCATCGAGCACTTCCAGTACAACGTGGCCGGGGCATACGTCGGAGAAAAGACTCCGATCTGGTGCGAAGACAGCTACGAGCTATAAAAAAAACCGGGAGTTACCCCGGCTTTAGTCGTAAATATAACGGTCCCCTACACGAGACCGTGCATCCTTAGCAGTCCCACTTGCGGAGAGCTAACGCCTTCCGGGTGGGCTCGCCGTTTGGCTTCTTCATAGGCCCGGGCATACCACCCATCCTTGCACAGAACGACTTGCGACGTGCCGCAGCCTTGGGAGACTTCTTTGCCTGCTTGGCAGACACTGGGGGCTTGAGGTTGTGACCCTCACGCCTTGCAGACGCGCGACCCTTAGCGTTCAGACCCCCTTCTGGGTTCTTGCCCTCTGATCTTTGCCAAGCGGCTGTTTTATGCTTTGCCATTTTCTTTTATTGCTTTACAAAAAGTTATTACATCTTCATGGCTAAACTCAGCCTTGCATACGTTGTACATATAAACCACAATTTGTATGTTGTCTTTCAAATAGGGTTTTGAGCTGTCAATCCTATCTATTGATGGAACCCAAGGATTTTTAGCGTGTACGGATTTTCTTACCTCTGTTTCTAAATCAAATTTAATACCCGTCACTTCACAAAACCCATTTTGGATTTTCTCGTAAATATATTGCGTGTTAAAGTCTGGCTTAGGCCACCCCATAGACTTAGCGCGTTTGGTTGCATTTCCCATCAACCTCTGCGCTCTAAGTTTGTCTGGATTATCCTTTTCCCATTCTTTTTTTGTACAACGATTGCACAATCCGCGACCACCTTTAGCAAAAGCAGACTTATCTCCTTGTTTATTACAAGAAATACAAGTTTGCCATGCCGGTGACTTTGCCATCTTATTTCTTTTTAGCGGTTTTCTTAGACTTGTCAAAATCTTTTTGCGTCGGGGCACCAGGAGCTCCCGGCTTCCTCATCTTCTCGCCTGATCCAGCAGCAATCCGCTTGCGCTTGGCGTGAATGTTCGCGTATAGTCCTGCCTTTGCCATTATCCCTGTCCCCTTGTTGGTTTAACATTCTTGTCCTTGGGTGAACGACGCTTCTGAGCCTTCCCGTCCTTTCTCTTTCCAAAGGTCTGCTTGACCCCGTTTCCTAGTGACTTTGCCATGCCTTAAAATTTTGAACGGTCAGAGGCCTCCTTACGCATATCCTCAAGGTGCTTAGCCCATTTAGCGGCCTCCTTCTTGCTCATGACCTTGTTCTTCTCGCCACCGGCACTCTTCTTAGCCACCGTAGACCCGCTGCCCTCGTTTGACTGACGGCTAGGACCGTCGCCTCCGCCAGTAGCAGCACACGGCTTGCCCTTTTCACAGCCAACCTCCACGTTTTCCTTGTTGTCGGCAGCCTTGTCCTTGTCACGCTTACCCTTCTCAAGGTACTGTCTTACATAGCTGGCCCCGTATGCGTTGGCCCTGTAGTCTTGTGATGCGTACTTCATAGCAGTAATTTGCAACAAATATAGCCAAACTTTCAAAAAAACAAACACTTTGTAAACCCAGAAGGGTTGGGGTCCCCCCCTAGTCCCCCCCGCCACAAAAAAAATTCCGAAACGGCTTTGGCAAACGGGGTGGGGTCGAATATGTTCCACGTGGAACAGCCACCCATGTCTACAGCCCCCTGTCGCGGGTGCAGCGAGAGGAGAGCAACGTGTTATGTATGTGCATAGTCATGGGCATTCTTGGTATCCCATCGGTGGAGAAAGTAGACTAACTCACTGATAATCAACAACATGCCGAACATATACCTTGTAGTGCTACGTTTATGCATGCGGTTATCTATACGAAAATCCTGTGCTCGGGCAGTATTTAACTTATCATTAACAGACCCTGTCGCGTCTAGCCTGTAGCCCTCGGGCAGGCCTACTCTTGCATTCCTACGGGCTGCGGGGAGTGCGTAATGTGCTGCATGTCAGTGTGTTAGATACCGATTTGCTTGGATTCCCGCCTTATTTAGAACCATTCTGAATAGCATTTTGAGGGGGCATAGAGGCATTATCTCTATGCGGAAGGTATGTAGATACCACCACAGGCGAGAAAGTCGATTTAAAGCAATTTCCGTGTGTTTTCGCGGGGTTCAGAGGGCGGGTTTCTTTTGGTAGGGGCAACCCAAGGTTTGGAGGCCTAATGTGCGGGCGTGCACGAGTGTCTTATGTGCTCCTGTACCTATTGGCGCTGTGTGTCCCTTACCTAGTGTTCTATGTGGATCTATAGAGGCAGCGAGGTATTCCGGCGCTGAGCCCATGTAACACGATGAAAACCAATAAGTTGTGGGGAATTTCCCCAAATATAGGGTATAACAGCCCCATATCCAAATAAACCCTTAACTTTTTTGTACACTGAGTTTCAACAAGTTAGCTTAAAAACATTGTGTTATGACATAAAAAGTGTTGCTGAAATGTTAATGTCGGGCATGTCACCACCAAACGACCCCCATCTTTGTGCCATCAAACAGGGACAATGGTTCTACAGCGTTTGAGGGGTGTGAAAAGCACCCACAACAGGAATGAGGTTAAGCGGGTGGTGGTTCTCATATCCGCGCTCTAGACTAACTGAGAAGGTAAGCGCAAGCCTACTGAGTGCAAGGGTGTCTAGGGTCAATAGGACTCGAGTCGCGGCTCGTTAACAACACTAGTTCTTTGTTTACTGCAACCGATTTCTACCGCATGTGAAGGTGCATGTGGGTAGAATGGCAACTATAGCAACGGCAGGCGCTACACTCCGCAAGGTGTGTACGGGGTTCGAGTCCCCGCGTTGTTCTAAACTTAATACACAACACAACATGACAACACAAGAGTTCATCCAACAGCTAGCAAAAATGCCTGTTTCAGACTTCAAAAACAAGACAATCTACTTCGCGAACGGCTTGGAAATAAGCTACAACGTGAAGTTGGCCGAGTGGCAAGGTGATTTGCCCCTGCAAATGATTGTAATAGTGGGCAACAGGGGCTCGTATGTAATGACATGGGGCGCTGAGACTGAACAGGACAATGGGCAGCTAGCACATATGTGGCGCACGCTAGAAAGAAGGGCAATGGAGGCCGCTTCTACACGTAAGCAAGACGAAGGGCAGGAAGGCTACCGCTTACTCATGAAGGGGCTATAATAGACAGGCATGGTGCTCGGAGGGGCTCGTTTCCCCTCCCTGTCTCTAATTTTATAACAATTTATTTCAACACATTATGAACAACAATTTCAACCTCGACAGCATGCTGTCAAACATCACCACAGGTGCTAAGACAATCGAAACCCTCCAAGCTACAGGCCTCGATTGGCACGTAAACAAGGTACAACTCTACACACCCGACGGCACGCCTGTCGACAGCGCATGGGCCAACCAACGGGCCGACAACGGCGCTATCCTAGGCGTAATGTCTGAGCAGTACGCGGTCTTTCAGAATGAAGAGCTCGCTGAGCTATGCGAGGCCATTGCAGGCGAGTTTGGCTACCGCATACACAAGGGCGGCGCTCTGAACGGCGGCAAGAAGGTATACCTGCAATTGTCAGCGGGCAGCGTTACCGGTATCGGTGACAACAACGACCGCGTAGAAAAGTACGTGACCGCCCTCAACTCATTCGACGGCAGCAGCAGCGTTTGCTTCGGGTCGCTAGGCTACACCATTAGCTGTCAGAACACCTTCTACCGCGCAGCCCGTGACAAGGCCATGAGCCGCGTGCGACACACCTCTAGCATGCGCGAACGTATCGAGGCAGCTAAGCAGCAAATTCTCGGCATAGTGAAGGCCGACGAGAGCCTCTACGACACCTTCTTCAAGATGGCCAACGCCCCGATGACGCCCGAGATTGTGCGCAGCGTGGTGCAGCAGTTGACCGACGTCGACATCACCAAGACCGAGAAGTCGATACGCGCCGACCACAGCGCACGCAAGTTCAATATTGCAAGCGAACTGCTCGACAGCATACGCCGCGAGACCTCATACAAGGGCGGCTCGCTGTGGGGACTGATGAGTGGGGTTACACACTACACCACCCACAAGGCCTCCGCTCCTAACCGCGAGAACGGCCGTATCGAGGCTAAGATGACAGGACAGGCAGGCGCAATGGACGCGCAGGCCTTCGACATCCTAGCGAAAATCGTAGCCTAACGGCACGCAGGCAGGCATGGTGCTAGGGCGGGTTCGACTCCCGCCCCTGTCTCTAATCAATACAACACAACAACATGGACAACATCAAAATCACAGCAGACGGCTTCGTGTGGCTCATCGTCACCGACTCAGCCAAGGAACTATGGTCATCGGGCGCACTTACAATCTACCGCCTATACGATGACGGCACGGAAGCCCGTATCGAAAGCTACGATGACATCAACGCAGCCCTAGAGAACGGGGAAGACATAGGGGTCGAAGTTGCCCCGCTACAAACGCTCATCAATTCATATCAATACCAACAATCAACACGACAGCACAATGGAAACAACTGAGAAATTCGCTCGCATATGCAGCGCAACAAACGAGGGCATGAACGAGGGCTACCTGTTCGAAGAGAACCTCATGTATTTCATCAACAAGGAAGACGCTGAGCGCTTCGCCCTAGAGCAGGGCTACGCTGACCTCGACGAGGCATACGACGAGGGTGCGTACTGCTACACCGAATGGGACTACGAAGACGAGGGTGAATGGTACGAGAAGCATGAAGGCGTATGGTACGAGTGTACCAATGCCGGCAAGGTAGCCGTCAACATGAACAGCAATCTATTTTGGAAACAATAAACACAACAGCCATGAACAAACAAAAAAGAGACGTCCTAGTGAACGTCATCCAAGCCTACCGCGAGCACATCTTCAAGCTAGAAAACGCGGGCATTAGAATCGAATACGCGGCAGTAGATAAACTGCTCGCAGGACTACAAACCCACCTAAAATAACAAGCCATGACAACACAGCAGCAAACCTTATCAAAGGAACAAATCGACCAATTGGTCGCTGACGAAATCAACAACTTCATCGAGTATTGGAGCTCTGACGATGACGAGCGCGACAGGATGTATCGAGTCCTTCAGAACTTCATGGAAGAGGTATACCAAACACCAACCTATTAACACAGCAATGAAAAAAGCAATCACCCTATTGGCCGTGGCCGCAGCAATGCTGTGGCTCGGCTCTTCCCTAGACAAGGAAGTACTGCTGCACGAGTGCGCACAGCAGACCGACGGCAGCGACCTCGCGTGCGACAGCTGCTACTACATCATCTACGGAGAATATCCAACCCATTAAAATAACCGGTATGAAACACATAGAAGAAACCACAGAGAGTATCAAGGCCGCTGTGCCTGCGGGCTTCAGCGTACACGAGTTCGCCATGGCAGTTGCCCGCACGCTAGTCGACGAGTACGGCGAGCACAACATCGAGCGATTCATCAACACACTAACAAGCGAGCTAGGCAAGACGGCCGTCGACTCGCACGGCTACAGCACAGCAACCATAGAAGCAAACACACGCAAATTCCTAAACAAGTAACACACCATGACAAGCACACACCTCAACGCGTCCACGGCAAAAGAACTGACAGGCCGCACGATTGCATCAGTAGGCAACGACTTCATTCAACTAAACAACGGCCTTCGCATCTACCTAAGCGAGGACGAAATCAAACACCTTAACAACGAATACTAACATGAACCAAGAGTACATGGGCATCACAGGCAAGGTTAGCCATGACCCAGAATTAGCCAAGCGGTACAACGCCCTGCTTCAGCAGCTAGGAGCGGAGGGGCTGCTGCACCAAATCGAGCAATGGATGGACGACACCGATCTGAAATCAATCGTTACCGACATCGAAAATAATATCTAAACACAACACAACACACACAACAACATGAAAGTACTATTCTTCGCGGCTGCTCTAGTCGCACAGCACTGCGCCGAGACGCGCTTCAAAGAGATGCAGGACGACGGCACAATCGTTTACGAGGGTGAAGACGAGGACACGGGCAGGGCCATGTACACTATCTTCCTGCCCGACACAACAATCGAGTACGCATACGAGGCCGAGGCCATGCAGTATATCAAGACGGGAACATTTCAATACAACGACTTCTTAAAATAACAACACAACAACATGAACAACGGAATCAAACCATTCGAGGTTATCGAAGGCAACCTCAAGGCAGTAAAGGACACAAGCGATTGGTCAAGCGAAAACATGTGGACGCTACACGTAAAGAGCACACGGGGCTATTACGAAAGAGTTCAATGGATGAGCGTGTATAACATCCAAGAATTCTTCAACACAAAGCTACCCGTGTACAAGCCCAAGGGTAATCGCAGCACTCAATATGAACTAGCACAATAACACAACAACATGGACAGACAAGAAAAACTCAGAAGGTACGACAACATCATGGCGGTGCTCGTCGTAATCGCGGTGGCTGTAATGATGCTCACCTCATGCACAACTCATCGCGGCTCATACAAAAGCCGAGCGCCAATCAAGACACCGGAGAATTGGACCAACGCCCCGAGCCGTCAATGCGGTTGGGCATATTAACACCCATTAACAAGCGGGGGCAACGTGCGGCATGTATATTGCCCCCGCATTTAAACAACGACAACATGAACACAATGTATAGAATCAAGATGACACGTATGACATCGGGAGAGGTGGTCTACGACAAGGAAATCAGCGGCTACACGCGAGCCTACACCCTGTTTAACGAGATGTGCGACGAGCGCTCGTACGAGGTAAAGGAAGACCCCATGGAGGGCACATATTACGGAGGCGGCCACGGCTACGACTTCATGATAGAGCTGTCAGTCGACGATGACGACAGCGACGACACGCAATACCAACCCTTTTAAATCCATACAAAGATGACAACGATTAAGCAACACCCAATGCTAGTAAACCTAGAGAAGGCAGTCAACGACATTCAGAACGACATCATGCTCGCATGGAGGGCCGTGATGCTGTACGAAGAGCAGCTACGCAACAGCAACGTGTACGAGGCGAGCGAAGAGGCCCTGCACCAACTGATTTCCGACGAGAAGTTCAAGATTCAAATCCTCACACAGGTACTAGACAAGCTATTCCCAACCGAAAACAACAACGACAATGATTTACCATAACTACGACAGCTGGAAGCTATCAAACCCCGACGACGACGGGCACTACACCGAGCAGCCCACGGACGAAATCAAAGAGAACGCCTACTTCAAGTACTCCGGTATCGGGGGCAAGTTTTGGAGCTACGGCATGCTCACCAAGGGCGGCTACGACATACGCGTGGACAATTGGCTGCAACTGCCGAGCATAAACGTGGACGAGTTCGAGGCCACACAGCACGAGTTCGACGACACCATACACAGGGTTCGCGAGAACTACACAAGGTTCGAATACATCAGCCGCGAGGAGTTCATGCAGCAGTACGAGTCAGCCCGTCAACTACTAGACAAAATCATGGAAGATGAAAAGGGCAATTGACAACCTAGTGTTTAACCTCATGATGTGGCTCTTAAAAGACGTAAGCAAATGATACTAGACTACAGGGCAGGCGACGACATCGTCGCTATAAGAGACCACTCACAGGGCGTGTTCAAGAAGGGAGACGTGTTCACGGCCGTAAGCCTGCAAAGGAACGGCTGTGGATGCATCATCCTTGTTGACATAGGTTTGACATCCGACAGGCCATTCACCAAGTGTCCTGTGTGCCTAATGAGCGACGAGAAGACCGACAAGATATGGTGGGTAGACGCCCGCCTGTTCCGGAGGCTGCTCTCACGATCGCAGGAGGAAGACCTGCGGGAAGTGCTCGCCGAGGTGCTACAAGAAGAACTAATTAATCTTAATTAACAAGAAACAGCAGCGCAGTCAACGCGTTGCACTATATTTGTAAAAGCAATGACAACACTATTTAAACTAAAAGACGGCTACGAAATGGTCACCACATCGCGTGACATTTATGCAATCAGCGACACCGGTAAGACTATTAAGTACATCGGCAGGGGCACGGCAGACTACAAGTCGCGCGGTAAGAAACTGAGCAACATCCCGCCCCAAATCAGACAGACATTCTTCGACATCCAACGCCACAAATCAGAAATCTAATACAACAAGCAACATGAATTGGAACCTCCAACAGCTATGGAATGAATGCGTTTATTCCCAACAGCGTGCCCTCGAGCCACGCGACTATTGTTACGCGTCAGAAATCGGTCAGCCACTCGTTGACCGGTATCTGAAGATGAAGGCGGTCACGCCTACCAACCCCCCTAACATGAGAAGCCTGCGCAAGTTCGAGGCAGGTAACCTTGTCGAGTGGGTAGTGCGCTACGTTCTCGAACGTGCAGGACTCATTAACAATACCCAAGAGAGGGTAATGGTCGAGTACCCAAACATGCTCAAGGTGTCGGGACGTCTTGACTTCCTAGCGGGCGGCAAGATTGACATCGAGCGGGCAAAGCAGGACATCACCTCGTCTCATCTTCCGGAGTCTATCCAAGCATCCTCCCTGTACATTGCAGAGAAGTTGTACGAGAAGTTCGGTGACAAGGAACTAGAGAAGAAAGTCCTAGAGATTAAGTCATGCTCATCGTTCGTCATGGACATGATGGAGAAGACCGAGAAGCCTATCAAGCACCACAGACTTCAGCTATTCCACTACATGAAGGGACTCGGACTGAATGGTGAGCTCGTGTATATATGCAAGGACGACCTGCGCATGATGTGCTTCCAGTACGAGCCGTCGGCTGACCTCGAACAGGAGTACCTCGCTGACCTTGCAGGCATCACGCACTACTTCTCGTCCAACACACGCCCGCCGCTTGAGAAGCATATCGTGGTTGAGGACGGCAAGTTCAAGAAGAACTTCGGCATCGAGTACAGCAACTACCTCAAGTTCCTGTACGACTTCGACGAGCCACGCGACTACGCCGATTCGGTCAAGTCACAGGTCGCACGTTGGACCCGTGTGATTGCACGCTATGCCAAGGGTGAGAACATCACCAAGAAGAACGAGGAGGTGCGCAAAGAGATTGAGGACGCTGGCTACAACTTCAATCAGATAGTAGAACAGGCCAAGAAGTTTGGCGTAACCGAAGAGGAGGAAGAAGCATGACACGAGACGCATTCATAGAGACCTGCGAGCGAATGAAGATATCAACCGACAGGATACAGGCAGTATACAAGCTCAACATAGACCTGACCGAATTCATGGACGACGATGCGTGGGTAATCCAACACCTATGGAACGTCATCCTAACCAAGGAAGGATACGACTGGTTCTCTTGGTTTATGTACGAGAAAGCGTACCTATACGAACTGAGAGACTACATGAAGGCTCACGACAACGGCAAGGAAATATGCCAGACACTTGATGACCTGTACGATTATTTAGTAACAAACAATTATTTTAATACACCAACCAAATGATTATCCAAGTACAACACAGAATCCCTGTAACGGTCGAGACAACTGAGGTTAAGCTCCCTTACTACTTCAAAGAGAAGCGCTATTCCTTTGACCACTACTACGCAATAATGGAGGACTTCACGGTCATCCACCCTTACTGCACCGACGGCAACTACATCAGCATCTACATCAAACGGCTTGAGTCGGCAGAAGAGGTTGGAGAGTTTATCGAGAGTTTCTACAACAACAAGGATGTAGAAGACACAACCGAGCAAGAGTTCAGAGAGATGTTTAACAAGACACAGCAGATAATAACATCAAAGCTATGATTAAAGTAGAAAAGGGTGTGCCGATCCCTAAATCGCACAGAGGCATCTATCCGTTCAAGGCCATGGATGTCGGAGACTCATTCTTCGTAAAAGACTTGAAGGACCCCAAACGTACGCGGGCTACGATAGTGAGCGCCGCTTGGTACTTCAAGAAGAAGCACAAGAAGTATAACTTTTACACCAAGACGTATGTCACAGGCGTACGGGTATGGAGGGTAGAATGAAACACAATGCAGTAATCACACCACAGGGGGCGTTGCGGATATACAACCGCCCCCTCTTTGAAGAGGAGGTCAGAGCCATGTCCCGTGACAAGGACTTGGCCGTGACCATCGAGGTCAAGCCAAAGAAACGCTTCCGGTCAGACGTGCAGAACGCGTACTACTGGGGCGTGGTCGTGGCCATGATTGCAGACAGGCTAAAAGAGCTAGGGCACGACGTGGACAGGGACTTGACACACGAGTTCCTAAAGGGACGTTTCCTTTTCTCTGAGCTGACAGACCCGAGCACCGGAGAGGTGATGCGCATACCGCGCAAGACTTCTGAGCTGGCCACGGGCGAGTTTATAGAGTACCTAGAACACGTCAAGCAGTTCGCTGCCGAGACGCTAGACATTTACATACCAGACCCAAACGAACAACTAGAAATAACATGATACATACAACATTTGAATTTGTGGCAACAACCCTGCGAGACTGGGCAGAAATTTTCGGGGTTACATACAAGGAGATGAACATAATCGTGTACATCATCGCCATACCCATGGTGTGGGCATACATGATAGACAAGGCGTTTAACTTCCACTACCTCAAGGCGGCACACCTAGTCTTCCTGCTGCTGGCGTTTGGAATAGCCGGCACGTTTGAAAACAACTGCAACGGCTTGTTTCTCTTATGCCAACTGCTCCTGTGCGCGTTCTATCCAATAGGGATAGACTACACGACGGCTTCGGTAATCTTCTGTGTAGTCGTACCGATTGCGTTTCACATCTGGCTTGTGGGGTTCACCCAAAAGAAAAGACAGAGAAAAGAAACAAGTCAAGAAGAAACCTAAAGAGAAGAAAAGAAAAAGCCTCCCCCCGTGAAAAACAAACATCTCCGCCCCACATAGGGGCAGGTGTCTGATCCAACATACTCTCGCATGAAGTTTGGCCTATTGCACCGACAGGGCTGATTCGGATGGGAGAGGAAAGGGTAAAAAAAAAGCCCCCGTCTGGCACCGAGGGCATTTTATGAGAATTAGATTTCCCAATTCTCCCATTGCACTGGTGCCAGCCACTGCAATGTGAGAACAGGACAAATGTATGGAGACCACAACTCCGAAGTCAAAAAAAATAATTGCACTAAAACAACACATAAGTTATATTTGTAAAAACAAACAGCAATGAGTAAACAAACAGCAGTTGAATGGTTAGTAGAAAAACTAATGAAAGGTGAGTTCATCAACAATACTGATGAATTGGTTGACCAAGCCAAAGCAATGGAGCGCGAGCAGATTATTGATGCTTTTATTGACGGTGAAGAATCCGAATATCAATACCACGTTAATGCCGAGACAAAACTTGATGCAGTAACTTACTACAACCAAACATACAAAGGAGGTGAGCAATGACAACAGAAACAATTGTTGGATGGTATAGACTTGGAAAATCTAAAACTAGGACAATAAAAATAGGGTTAAACTATAAACCTAATTTTATCCACAGGTTTTTTATGAAAGTTTGCTTGGGAGTGTACTGGGAGAATCAAGTAGGAGGTGAGCAATGAGTAAACAAACAGCGGTTGATTGGTTGGTAGACCAAATGTTCAAACAAGGTTATTTTGATGGTAATAAACCATTGTCTATAACCAATCTTGACCATTTGCAACATCAAGCCAAAGCAATGGAGCGTGAACAGATTATTGATGCTCATGGACTCAAATATTATGACCTCAATGAAGAAACAGTTACTGGTGAACAATACTATTTAAAAACATACAAAGGAGGTGAGCAATGAGTAAGATAGAATGCCGCATCATTAAGACCACGCTGCCCAATGGCCGTGAGTTCTATACCATCGAACAGAAGAAGAAACGATTCTTTGGCGGGTATAAGTGGAAGGAGGCAAGTCTTTATGGTGATGAATGCCTGAGGACTTTGTACGACACCTTGGAAGAAGCCAAAGAAAACCTTTGTTGGTACGACGGGACAGAAACAAAGAGGGAGATTGTAAATACACCACCTAAAATAGTTTACACCTATGAAAGCAACGATCGAATTCAACCTGCCCGATGACCAAGCCGAGTATGACCTGTGCAACAAAGCGCAGGAGATGTTTCACGCACTCAATGACGTGAAGGAATACCTAAGACGCAAGGTCAAGTACGAGGAGATGCCAGCCGACAAGTGGGAGCTGTGCGACGAGATATACCAAGAATTTTACAGACTACTAGAACAAAACAACATCAAGCTATGATAACTATTTCAGACAAGCCATCTAAACGTGTGGAACACTTTAGTGGCACAATCACAATGGCGCTTCCTGATTGCGACAACACAACTTGGAACTTCACGGTCTTGCGTAGCACCAACGGAGTCACTACCTTTGCAGTAGAGGCAGACTATGATCAAATCCATGAACACATCAAAGACGTTGGAGAAGCCACGTACTTCGGGACGTTGTTGGAGGCGACCGTCAAGGCGAACTTGGCTAAAGAACAGGCTGACTGGAAGCCAGCGGCAAAATAAGATAGCTTATGAAGGCGAGGAATAAGAAGTGCAGAATCTGTAGGCAGGAGTTTATCCCTAAATACAGCACAATGCAAGCAACGTGCGAGAACATTGAGTGTAAGATTGAGTACGGGGTAAAGAACAAGATCAATAAGGTAAGCGAGAAGAAAAAGAAAGACGACAAGGCCTACTACGCACTTCGAGACGTATTCCTCAACAACCATCCCCACTGCAAATTGAATCTTCCAGGGTGTTTTATACGAGCAACTGACGTTCATCATGTCCACAGGCGCGGAGAAAATTACCTGAACGTCAAAACGTGGATGGCTCTATGTAGAAATTGCCATCAGTATGTTGAAACGCATCCGAAGGAATCAAGAGAGAAGGGGTGGCTCGCCTAACATAAGTATCTTCTCGATAGATTCTAGCACTTGCTTCTGATTCTTAGGAAGGTACAGCGGAACAGCAATTCCTTGTTCGACCAAAGTTTTTTTGAATAGCTTCCACGTGTTTGGGAAGCGATCGTTAGCAAATCCTTTGCACTCAATCACCCACTTAATGTTACCCCTTGAGTCGTACCCAACGAAGTCTGGGGTGTATGTAATGTCTCTGACCTTGCTATGCCCCTTGTCTTCGTACCCCTTGCTCGGTGTATCTTGCCAAGAACACTCTGGATATTCAAACCCCTGCATGATGACAAACTTTTTCTCTTCATACTCGAAACGAAGCTCGAACTCAATCAGTTTGCGGTACGTAAACACTTCGAGCATGGACTTGAATTGTATCCCATCAACCATCTTCTGCGTGGCCTTTATCTTACCCCTGCTCCCCTTCTTTGGTCCAGCCTTTCTGACTGTATCGAATCTAGTTCTTGCGTTTCGTCTTGGCATATTAATCTATCTTATGTCAAAGGTAGCGCAACTTGTTATTAAAAATAACGACCTCATGTAGTTTGAATCAACAAGTTTTGTTATCTTTGCAAAAACTAATTGCAATATGGATAAATACGGAATGTTGACTATAATCGAAAAGGTTCCAGATATTGTACTGCCCTGTGGTCAAAAGAACAAAGCCTTTTTATGCCGATGCGATTGCGGGAGGGAAAAGGTAATAAGAAAGCTGCATCTGTTTAGGGGAAGAATAAAATCTTGCGGATGCCTGGGGAAGGATGTGCATGGCGAGAGTAACACGAAGCTATACACTGTGTGGAACTCAATACGGACCAGGTGTAAGCCTAACCACCATGAAAAGCATATCTACTACGACAGGGGGATTGCTGTATGCAAGGAATGGCTAGAATCATTTCAAGCGTTTAAGTCATGGGCTATTGCAAACGGATACAAGCACGGCTTGCAGATAGATCGAATAGATAATTACTTGGGATATTCCCCAGAAAATTGTAGATTTGTAGACAGCAAAACCAACTGCAATAACAGAAGAAACACCATATACGTAGAGTACGAGGGGAAAAAAGAATCGCTGAGAATGATTATTGACAGGTTGCGGATTGAAACTGACTTTACTACGATATACCATAGAATAAAAAGGGGTTGGGATCCACATAAAGCGATACATACTCCCGCTAGAAAACTAACAAAAAGAATAAAATGATTGAATCACCCACCTGGGAAGACCTAGGTTACGCTAATTTTGAATAATGGATAAGACTAAAAACATCTACACGCTCATCGGACTGGCGCTGTCCGTTGTAATACTTGTCGGAGTATTCTTCATGGTATTCCACATGGGGGTTATCGAGAAGAGTTCCGAGCATGACTCCATAGCCATCGACAGGCTGCATGAAATTTCCCAAAAATATCAGGCACAGATGGACTCCAACACTGTCATCATCACGGCAACCAAGGCCGCCATCGACTCGTTCATGGTACAAGACCAACAGCAGTTCCTTGCAGAACAGGAACGCATAGACAAAGCACAAAAAATTGTTTCACGAATACCAAAAATGTCCAATGACTCGCTTAAAACTTTATACGTTAACTCTTGGAATTATCTTCTCAACGAGTATCGTACCGGGCGCTTACGCCCAGCCAACTAGTCCACAGCTTCCTAGGGAGGCTCAGGAGGTCATATCTGCCGCTGCCGAGACCATACGTCAAGACAAGATGACGATCGAGTCCCGTTCGCAGCGTATTCAGATGATGCGCGACCAAATCGAGGCCGCACAGGTAGCCCTTGACCTAGCTATTAAGAACGGAGACCTCTGTGAAGAGGTGAGACAGAACCAACTCGCTGAGATACGCTTCCTCAAGTCCTCATACAACGACATGAAGGCTGAGATGAAGAAGGAGCGCAGGAGAAAGATATTTTGGAAATGTACATCGGCAGCCCTTCTCGGCTTGTCGCTGTATTCATTGTTGTTATAGTTGTTTATTGTTGGAAGCGGTGGCCTAGCGTGGCTGCCGCTTTTTTTACCAAATGAAAATTAATTAAAATAAATACAAATGTCAGTACAGAAAGCACTAGAGGTGTTGGAACTCCCAGAGGAGTTTGCCCAATACGATGGACAGATCAAGACAAGAACCGAGCGCAAGGCTTGGATTTACGAAGTGACCGACGTGTCGTCCTCACCAACCCGTGTATACTACACGATTGGATTCGACGAGGACAAGACAGACCTGTTCGGTATGTACCCTCTGAACTACTTAGCCAACTCAATCCACCACGGCAAGTTCGTGTACGAAGGGATTGACGAGGAAAACATCGCAACCCTTACACGCCCGGCTATGTTCGTCAAGCACGAGCAGCCAAGTGGCCTTGCAGGTCAGACCGTGTACTATGTGTGGCAGCAGATTAAGTGTGGCGACCACGGCATCGACCTCATGTACGAGCCATACGAGACGACCTGGAAGGGTGTAGCAGACGACATGAAAGACCCTATGATCCGCATCGGCTACAAGGCTCGTCTTGTGACCAAGGGTCCAGACGGCAAGCCAGCCGTGAAGTGGACGTCTAAATACGCCATCAACCCCAAACGTCGTATCCGCCGGGCTGAGTTCCTACAGATGATTGGTATGCCGCTAGAGGAGTTCATGTACAAGACCCGTTGGACTTGGAACCGCGTGGCAACAAGCCCAGACACCCACATCAACAACATCGCGATGGACATCGAGCAGATTGGTACAGACCAAATCAAGAGCGTGTTCTACATCAACGGAAAGGACGCACAGACATTTGACTACAAGACGCTTATCAACTCGTTTGACAAGACCTACAGCGGGTATATGTGGCACTACCGACTGATGAACGGACCGGGCGCGATTACCGTGGACAACGTGTACGGAAGCACGCTGAACATCGGCATCAACCCACAGGCTGACTCTACAATCCGAGTTACCTCTGGTACAACCAACACTTGGGACGCGGCAAACAGAACGCTTATCTACAACCCCGACCTTTCATACGAGGCTGAAGTTATCGCCTACATGGAGTTCCTCCCTGCACAGGGTAAGAACGAGAACGTGGGACGTAGCTACAACCTCGAAAAGAACACTGAGTTTTTGTTCTAGTGTGTATGTTATAGATTGATTGCAATTATGGGGACACATCGTCCCCATTTTTGTTTATCGAAACTTATCTGTCCTCTTCCACCGGGTGATGTGGGTGTTCTTAGAGAGTGGACGGATCTTCACGTAGACGCCATCCCGTGACCGTGAGTCGCGCATCCCCTGCTCGTTGGTGTTACCCTCTATTACACGAATAGAATGCTCTCCTACGCGGTCTACGATACCCGTGTGACCGATCCCTTTGTACCTTGACTTCTTGAAGTTTGAGTATGTGTATGTGGCAACAAGGACATCGCCATCACGAAAGCTCTTATAAAATCTCCCATCGGTATAGATTACATCGTTTCTGTTGTAGGCGGAAGGACTCCAGCCTGTAATGGTGTTGGGTATCCCGCACTCGTCCAGGATCGCACGGACAAAGAACGCGCACCACGCGTAGCCAGGTCTCCAGCCCACGTTGTACATCATCTTCTGTAGCTCCTTGTCCCCGAAGGCTTGGTTGTTGCCTCCCTTCTCCCTTACTCCGACAAAGGAAGCGGCAGTGGCGCGGACGCAGTAGCCGTCATTATCAGCCACAGAATAAACAGGAAGGACAAGAAGAGTCCAAAGTAGACACAGAGATATAAAACGATTCTTTGCCATGGTGATGAGGAGTATTCTAGTTCATGCTTGGCTTCCTTACTATAGAAGTAGTTCTGTAGACCTCTGAAGTTAAAGAACCCGCCAAGGAACACCACAAAGTTAGCAAAAACCATGACAAGTGCGGCAAGGATTACCTGCTGTATGTACTCCGTAGAGATGAGTCCGTCGCCGAAATACTCAGCGCTGTAGGACCCGGCAAGGAGGAATACAAAGAAGGCAAGCGGAATAGTCCAGATGCCGTCGAAGAGTTGAAGTTTGCGAAGAATCTTTTTCATATTTCACTTAAAAAAATAGTAAATGCGGTTGATGGATTGTCTATGAGAAGAGTAGCAAAACGATTAGCTTTAATCGGATCAATGAGAGCCTGGCTTACTAGGTTTCGGTTAGCTTGAACAGCATCTCCAACTGTAGACCATGTTAAAGATCCATCCTCATTTTCAATAGGGTCTAGGTAATCTGATCCGCATTTGAATATTATTACCTGCCCATTGTTTTCAACCGTAAAATTTTTACCATCAAAACTTGTTATCATATCGTAAGTATTACTTGATTACTTAAAACGTTGGCGCTTACCGTGGTGGCGTTATTCACGAACTTCATTCCTAGCAAATCACCAGCGACAACGCTAACTGAGTTCACTAGGTCAGTGAACACACCTGCTGCACTACCTGCTGCAATGGTTAACGTCAATGCCTGGTCAACACTGTTCTTTTGTACTGTGCATACTAACGATCCTGTTGCAGGTTGAGCTGTTGAGGTCTGCACATATAGTTTTGTAATCGTACCCGCTGTCGCTATGGGTGTTCTACGCAATGTAGGTGCGCTTACTATTGACAAAGCTCCGCCAAACAAACAACCATAATAAGTTGAAGATGCGGGTGTGTTAGTTGCATTTTGCGATTGGTATAAAAGACTTGTTGCATTGTTTGCTATGGTCCACGTTCTATCAGCAGACAAATCGTATGTCGTACTATTAATAGTTAGGGTCCTTGTGTTTGGAACAGGAGTATACCCCAATATCGTAGGGATAGACGCAGTCTTCCACTGCTTAGGATTAACCGAGTTGTCATACCACAGCGTGTCTTTATCGGCAGGACTCTGCGCCTGTACGTTGTGAAGTTCATCCAACTCGTATCCGTTCTGAATGCGGACGTACATACGACCAGCCGACCCGTTGCTTGCCTTGACACAAACGCCAAGGTATACAAGGTGGTTGGGGGCGTATTGCTTAGTCTTCGTCAAAGCCCCGGCAGTTGCAGAGCTGAGGTAAATAGGATCTCCGTCTGACCAGTTTTGACCAACGGGTTGTCCCGATGTAGGGAACAGGTTAAGACCAGTCAATTCCCCTTGGATGAGAATAATACCCTTTTGACCCGCTGCTATGTCGGCAAACACAATACCCACGGTCTGAGCCGATGTAGAGTCTCCTGTAGCGAGAGCCTTCATGACGGTCATTCGGTCACCTGTACCACCCGCAGCATAAACGGCTGTACCCTTTGTAATCGTGGTAGCCTCCGCATTGGTTACATACGCAAACAAACTATTGGTAGAGGTTCCGATGCACTTGAATCCTGGGAGCGATGAGTCGTATACACACAGCATCTGTGACTCAGCCCAAATGTCTCCGCCAATCAACAGCCCGTCGCTGTTGCTGTACATATCAGCATCTCCTATGCCGTTGACGTTCAGAGTTGAAGCGCCCGTGTTTCCGTTTGTAAATCGAACAAGGTACGCGTCACCGTCTGTATAAGTAGAAGCCGTACCTGCGCTTACTGCATAGGTGTCCGTGCCTGTGGCTATACCGAATGGAATGCCGCCAGTTGGGGCATCGTCCCACTTCAAGCCCGTAGCCGTGGTGCTGTCTGCGTAAAGCATCTGACCATCTGTCCCCACAGGAAGACGAGCATCTGCCGTGTCGTAGGTGTAGATGTCGCCCTTGGTTGTGAGGGGGGATGAGCCTCCCGCATCCTCAAACTCTACGCGGCCAGCCTCTGATCCAGTCATGCTCTTTAAAGTAAGGACTTGACCTACAGTTGCTGTTCCATTTGCTACCTTAGGAGTTTTAATTCCTAGCATATTTGCCGTGTATGGCAAAAAACCAGGAATAACCCCAGCATAAATTCCAGTCTCTCCAAAAACAGTAGAAGCTCTTAAATATGCCTTTACATCAGATATTGAAGAATCTCCACCAACTAATACTTCTGCTGTTTCTCCTGTTAAATTGTTATCGTATTTCGATGATGCATATTTATTTGTAAAGGTAAATTGTGTTTTATCATCGCCATTTTCCGCTATCAAATACCCTTTTCCGTTTACATCGAGACTAAACCCGCTTAGGTTATCAATGTGTAGGTAATTGGTGAACGGAACTGTGCCTCCAGTAATCGTGGTATCTTGAACAAGTGGACCGCCTAGCTGAAAATTATTAGCGTCAAGAGGATCTGGACTCAAACCATTATTGACAGTGTAAGTTTCGCCTCCTCCAGTAGCGTTAAGTACACCCGCCGCAGTTAAATCAAGGTTGGTTCCAATTGTAATCTCCTGCATAATGCCTGTACCCGCCGCGTCCCAACGACCAACAAGCCTGTTCTCGTTAACGCTTGTGGTAATAGTCCCAGTAGTGGTAATTGGTCCGCCTGTAATAAGTCCTGCGGTGTTTACCTGCTCAACCGTGCCTGTTCCGCCGTCAGCATTAATCGTGAACTCTGGGTATGTACCCGTAATTGTTATGTTGTCCCCCGCGTTGAGGATTACGATTTGGTCTGGAGCCGTGTTTTCTATTGTAATTACAGGGTTTACAGTAGGATCGCTAACACTAGCGGATATTCCTGTCAATGGATTGACGCTTACAGACTGAACTGTTCCCCCGCCTTCAGCAAACTTCTTCCACACCTTGCCGTCGCCGTCTACTGCAAGGACGTAGGTAAGAGAGTTGTTGATGTTCGTGTCGCCGTTCCAAAACTGACTCGTGGCATAGTTGGTAAGTTCGAGCTGACCCTTGCCCTCCATCACGAGCTTGTTGCCGCGTGATCCAACGCTAAATAATTGCAACTCAAAGTTTGACTCCATCTCATCAACAGTAAAGTTGGTGATTTCTGTGGTCAAACGTCCAGCTATGAAGTATGGATTAGCTGGTGAAACTGCGTCGCTCTTGAACTGGTAGTCGATAGACGTCCTAGCACCAATGGCAGGTGTTCCGTCGTACTTCAAACGGAGCATTGTCGTGCGGTCGTTGAGGATACCACCTGCCGGGAGGTCTCCCTGCATGGTTAGGTCCAGGATCGGTTGGAAGAGGTCGTTGTCCGTCAGCATCTGAACAGACGCGTTGGCTCTGAACCCAGAAGAGTAGTCAGAGAAAACGGCAGCGCCGGCCTGCCCAAGGTTAGACACAGACAAGGGGCGTCGTGAATTTTGATTAACAGTACCCGAAACACCAAGCACGTACTCCGTAGTCCCGTCTGTAGTAGTTATAACGGTGTCCTCGATGAGCTGTCCGCCCAGGTGGAACACGTTAGGATCGGCAGGAGTTTCCTGGGTGTGTAAGCCGTTAGCCACCGTGTACACCGGAACCGTGGCAAGTTCCCCAAGTCCGTTGATGTATTGTAGCTCAGTACCAGCCCCGTCCACCGTGAACTCCCCATTACTCGTGAGAGGGTTCGGTGTGCTGACCGTGAAGGCAGGTGGCATATTGAGGCCGATGGAACTGATAGTCCCTGTACCCGCCTCCACATACTCTACGTGTCCAGAGGCGTCTTTGGCAAGCACCCATCCTGTCCCTGCCGCTGCGTAGCCGGGGGTTACCACGTTGACGTAAGTAGGTGTCACGAGGACCTGGTTGGTGCCCCCGTTTAACGAAGCGCCCAGGATGTCTGTCTCAACAGAACCGTTTGCCGAGTTAATGGTAAACGAGTTGTTGTTGTCAAACACAAAGTCAAAGCCTCCACCGTCTACGGTGTTGTCCTTGTCAAGGGTTGAGTTGATATCCAACGTGTCCTGCCATCCCTGTACGAGAGAGCCACCCACGCTTGTTACGTCAACACAAAGAGATGTGCCATCTGGAAATCCAGCAGGGCCAGCAATAAGAGACGCGTCAAATTGAGCAAATGTACCACCGTCTGAATAGTTAGAAAGTTGATAAACACCATAAACAGTAGGGTCAGTCTTGCTGAATATGAACAGCCAAGAGCCGTCCTGTATTATGGGCCAGAAGCCCGTGAAGTCTTGGTTGTTTGCTGTAAAATAGTTTAACCTAACCGCGCTTCCCCCGTCGTAAAAGACCCCTAGCACTGACGCGTCAGTACCCGCCGTGTACTGGATAGAACACTCCGGTTCTGTATTACCGCACTCGCAGCAACCTTTGAATACAGAAGTAACAAGAAGACGATAGATTTCAATAGTCTTCTCCTGTACGGTAGTAGAAGGGTCCTGGAAGGTGAGTGCAGGAAACGTATTACCACCAACGTCCGTCACCGTGTACACGGAGAACTGGAACGTCTTGGAGCCATCCTGCGTTATGCTGATAGAGTCGTACCCATAAGAGATATAGGTAGGAACCTGCGGCATGATTTGGCTCATGCCCTGCACGTATTGGTACGGTGGGGTAGTTCCGTTTAGGAACGATACGGTGTCGTTTCCTTCAACCTGTATCCGGGTAATTATTGAAATCATTGTTTACACTCTTCTTCTGTCGCGAAGGTACAAAATTCGTCGAGACTTTTGTACATTTTCGCATACTTAGAAGAAGGGAACTTCTCACGCCATTCCATCTTGACACGCGCCCACTCTGGACCTGTCCGTACAGGCTGCCTTGACTTCTCTTCACGCGCTCCAGAGAATATCAAATCAATGACCGACTTCTTGCTTGGACGACCGCCCTCCTTGCGCTTGTTCTCTATCATCACCTTTACGTCTGCCAGCTTCTCGTGGTTGGCATCTTCGAGCAGTTCAACCAGTTGGCGTAGGGAAACACAGCCATCAAGTCTACCACGGGTTATTGAAACCTTCTCACGAACCGGCGGATCGCTGTCCAAAAACCTAATATCAAACCCAAGTTCGCGCATAGCGAAGGTAAGGGCGAGAAGGTCCGCCTTGATTTGCGCGGTTCCCCGGTTGGGAACTGAGGGGTAGATGGCGGAGTGCCAGTCAGTCTTGCGTTCATCGTCTATCCAAATTGATACGGTGCTTAGGGCGTAGTCGCCATGACCTCTGTCAACGCTCACATACGCATCGGGGAACTTGTCTTTTAGCTCCTTAATTAGTTCTCTATATTCTCCTAATTCGTGCGGGGTAGGGTCCGCGATCATCAATTCTATCATGTCATTTCGTTAGCCCACAAATATACAAAACAAACCCCAAGCCGCTGCCTGGGGTTGTAAACAATAACACACTAAACTATAAATTAAACCACTAAACCAGGCGCCGAAGTTATATGCAAGACCTGCATATTGCAAAATTATTTTGCATTAATTAATATTTGTCATATATTTGCATCGCAAGTTCGCGCACAAACGTGCAGTCGGGAGACGAGAACTTTGAGGGCGGGCTGATCACCGCCCTCTGTGTTTTATAGAAGGTACAATCGGGAAGATGTCGTAAGGACTAGACTTTCTTTTTCTTGGCCTTCTTATAGTGGCCATAGAGGACTACAATAGACACAGTACTAGCAAGCATTAGGGACGAGATTCGGAACAGCCATTCGGCTTGTTCTTGCCATGAAACTACGGCCGCGAAAGTCGTTAACAAAATCGACGCCAACCCATCTACGTATCCCTGTCCTGTCATCTCTGAATGATTAATATCATGCTGCATAGCGCTCACAAATATAGTTTATTGGTTCAATTCTTTTTGTAAATCGGCCATCTTTTTTTCGTATTCCTTGACCGATTCTTCAATCGTAGGCGGGATGCGCTTCCCGAGTGCCTTGAAGTACTCGTAAGCAGCAGCGTTCTTAGCCAATGTGGTCAGCTCGCTTATGTTATCAGATATTCTTTCCTTCTTTTTCTTCTCAAGTGCAATGCGTTCAGACTCCTTGTCGAGCTCTGCTTCCGGTACACCCTTCTTGACGGCCTCTGCCCGAGCCTCTTCTAACTGATTGTCGGTGAGCCTCTTGAACTTGTCTGTCTGCATATACTCGTCCTCTGCTGGCTTGGTGGCCGAATACATGTCGAGCAGTGCCGTGGCCTTCTTGCGGTAGTTTACGTTCAGCTGTATCAACTCCTCGTCTGAGAGCGGTACCGCGAACGTGTCCTTCTTGATGTCTGGTAAGCCCTTAGGCTTGAACTCCTTCATCATGCCCGCAGTCTCTGGGCTGTCGAACTTAGGAGCCACCTTCTCGTTCTTGTACACGTTAACACCGGCACCAAGGAACGCATATGCGCCAAGGAACGCCCCCTTGAGGTTGGGCTCCTCTTTGAATATTTCAACAAGAGTACTACCGATCATAGGAACAACACGCTCCTGTATCTCGTCCCTCCAGATAAAGTCGTTACCATACGCGTCTACGCGCTTGCCATCCTCCTCATGCGTGGTAAGGTATCCAACCATAAGACTAGCGGTCGGGTGCAGCTTGTTTTTAGCAAACTCTGCAATCAACCCGCCGCGTGTAGGAGTGTTATAATCTCCTAGCTTTTTCTCTTCTCCACCACGCACCATGGCCTCATTGTAAAGACGGGCCTGTAAAACGATGTGCTGGATAAATCCGCCCCACGGGTCTACGTACACGTTGCCTATGCGGATCTTTCCAAACCTGGAGCTGAGCGGGTTCATGTCAACCTCGATCTCGTCCTCGTCGTCCTCGTTGGCCTTTTCCGCAATCATCCTTACAATTCCTGCTGTGACTGCAAACCACACAATCCAGTCGCGTACAGCCATCTTCTGTGCTACAGAAGGCTCCCATGTGCCCTTGTCCTTTAACGTCAAAAGAAATATAGGGAAGCCGATGGTTGACGTCTTTAACTGAGACGCCCAGTTCTTTGGCGAGTAAAATATCTTTGAAAGCAGCCCGGCATTCTTTTCCAGTGGGCCAAGTGACGAACGGCCCGTGAAGCTGTTCACCATGTTGGCAACGGCCTTGTAAGAGTCTGGATCGGTTTCAAACGACATCCCGCGCTTCTTACTCTCAAGCATGGTCTTCCCGTCCAGGTATCGAAGCACACGCATGGTGTTTAGGTATGCAATACCCGCACGTTCAAAAGCCTTGAACGGGTTTGCCTGGGCGGCCCGGGTGTAGCCCTTGTCGCCAAACATCTTGAAGGGCAACACGAGGTAGTCCCACATTATGTTACCCACTCCACCTAAGAACCCTTCCTCTTTTTCAGAAAGCGACGCGTCATACTCAGACAAAGACAAGCCCGCCTTCATCATCTCTTCGTAATAATCTTGGGCCTTGATATACTCCCCCCACTTACGCGCCTTACTCTCGCTTGTAAAGTGCTGGAATGTTTTATAAAAAGCCCTGGCTGAATACACCGGGTGAGAAACGGTCAACTTCAATCCCTGCACGAGCACCATAGACAAGTCAAAGGTGGCCTGTAACAGACGGGCTATCTCCCAGAAGCCTCCAAGGCCGTCCCAAAACTTGGTAGGGCTGTTCTGCTTCTTAATCTTGTCGAGCTCTTTGTCAAACTGGTTCTGTAGGGTCTGTCGCTCGGCACGTAGCTGAGCCAACTCTTCGTCCTCCTTAACCTTCTTGCGCTCCTGCTTGCTAAAGTCCTTCTCGTCAAGCCTGCGTTCTAGTTCTGCGATACGCTTCTTGGCGTTCTCCTTGGCGTTGATCAGACGCTGTGCGTCGCCAATGCCGGCCGCCTCGTATGCGTCCTGTATGTCCATCTTCAGCTGGGCCTCTTTCTCGGTCAGTCTAAACCTCTCCTGCGGAGTCTTGGCCTTAATCTTCCCGGCCTGGATGTCCTCAAGCCTTGACACCATGCGGGCTATGTTGCGAAGCCTTGCAATCTCCTTCTGTATATCGGACTGGGTCATGGAACGCTCACGACCGTATCCGCTAATAGCGTCACGTATCTGGCGGTCTGTAGCGTTTGGGTACTTCTTAGCAACCTCCTCCTTCACCCTGCGCACAAGGTCATCCATGCTGAACACGCCGCTCTCTACTATCTCGCGAATAAGGCTTGACGGTATCGATATTTTTCCGGGGGTTGTGCTCTGGAACTGTGCGCGTATCTGGTCCTCTACAGCCCTCTTGTCCGCGCTGCTTAGCGCCTGGAACCATGGCTCGTTACGTACAGCGGCCAGTGCCGCGTTTAATGCCGTGTTAGAAGCGGAGCCGGACAGGCTTGCCTTGCTGATAAGCGACGGCTTGGTCTTTAGGTTCCTTACCGCGTTAGCTGCGGCCTCTACTATCTTCTCCCAAGACTGCTTGGGCACGTTTATCGGCTTGCCGCTTGCGTCCTTGAACGACACGGACTTGGCCTTAAACTTCAACACCTCTGCGGCAGCGTCGTTTGTGCTGTCCTTGAGGTCAATGTTTGCTATCTTGTCCTCTGCAACTGCACGCTCTATCTCGGCCAGGTTCCTTGCGTCTTCTGCCTCCTTGGTGCGCTTCTCCATCTCGGTGATCCGCTCGTTCAGCGCCTTAATCTCCTCGTCGAGCCTGCGATACTTCTCCTCTACCTCCTTCGGGATGTAGCCAAAGTTCGCCTTCTTGTACTCATTTATCTGATTATCAACACTGTAGTTAAACAGCGAGTTGCGGTAGATGTCTCTGAGCGCGTTTATGAACTGGCCGTAGCTGGTTGCGACGCCAGAGAACTCGTTCATCATCTTAGCCTGCAATTCGTACAGCTCGTTCTGGGCCTCCACAAACTCTTCGGGGCTCATGCCGCTGTCATCCTGCGAGGTCATGCGGGCCATCTCAAGCCTGTCGATAAGGTTTGCGTACACGTATGCGGCAACACCGTCGTTCATCGCCCGGTCTGAAACGGCCTGGTAGGCGGCCTCAAAGCCAACCTTCTCCACAAACTGCTCCGCCCTGGCGCGGGCATCTGTCAACTTCTGAATGTCCCTGTCAAGCCCGGTCTCACGAAGAGCTGTAGCCAGCCTCTCGCTGTCTGTGCCCATAAACCCACGGGCAAGCAACGTCTTGAGCGCCTTTCCCTTGCCGACCATTGTCTTGAGGTCCACACGCCTTACCGGCTGTGGCTCGGCCGCGATGAACGGGTTCTCACCGCGCATACGCCCCTCGTCCAGTAGGCCCTGGTTTATAAAGTCCATGAGCTTGCCTTCGTCCTTGAGCATCGTCATGAACTCGTCATAGGTATACTCAGTGGCGGTGCCGCCTGGCTTGTCCTTAAAGAATATCTTACAGGGATTTTTTGCCATTCAATTAGAATAACTTTTTCTCTAGCAAAAGTAACTTGAACTTGTCCTTGCCGTCCACGCCCTCGAGCATGTTGAGCTTGTCGCTATACTCGGCGACTGACTGCTTCTGTAGCATGCGGAACTCCTGTAGGAAGTCAAACACGCACAGGTCTTTTTTGAACATCTCCTTTGAGGTTCCCTCGTAGTCTTCGTACAGCGCGTACTCAATCGTGTAGGCGTTCTCAATGACCTCCATAAGGCCAGAGAAGACAATCTGTGGACGCTCCACGGTGGGAAGTTCTGGGTCTACGTTCCAGTCCACGAGGTACTGCTCGATCTTCTTTGCGTGACCGAGTTCATCCTCGGACTCCTTTGCGAAGAACTCTGCGGCCTTGAAGTAACCCACGCCCTGGCACCAGTTGCTGGCTGCGCGGTAAAAATAAAATGCGTTGTACTCGTCCTTGAGGCGAGGCAACAGTAGGTCTACTACGTCTTTATCTAACTTGTTTGGTGTCATGGACAGTTACCGGATTTCGTTAAAAGTTTGGCATCCTCAAGCATCTGAGTGATAGCCTTAAAGTTGTTGTAAATGTACGATAGTTTGGGGTCTTGGTCCAAAATAGCGTTTATTTTTTGGCGCTCAGCCCATCCGCCACCCTCACGCATCTCGGCGTAAAGGTCGGCTACCTGCTTGGCGTTGTTGTCGACCATCTGGGCCTTGGTCTTGAGAATTAGTTTAGGATTGTTGGTAGGATGTTCCATCATCGTGTGACCGTCAATCCTTTCTGTAACCTCAAAACCATACTTTGACAACAACTTTTCCATTACAGGATTAGTGACGTCCACCTTGTACTTTAATTGATCTTCAAAATTCTGAGCGTTAAATTCCGAAATGGCTTCATTAACTAGTTTTTCACCTACGCCCTTGCCCTGCATTGATTTATCAACCGCTACATCAAATGAAAACTCATCCCCACTAATCTCAGTCCATAAACCACCTACAACATTACCGTTATCATCTAAAGCAACGCTTTTTAATTCCTTGCCCCTTAAAATGTTTACGCCATTATCTTTTGCTATTTTACTTGCTTGTTCAAACGCCTCGTATACGTCAATGTTTTCTGATTCGTTTTCAAAATCAATAGGTTCAACCGTAACAATCTGAGCCTTAGTCTTGAGCGTTGGTGTCTCTCCTTTTAATGCGGCCCCCAAAACCAATTGGTCACCTCTGAGGACATCTTCTGTTGAAGACAGGAGTTTATTCATGCGCTCCTCTTCACTAAGGCCCATACGCTTTTGTACGTTCCTAGCCTCTACCTCTCCAGCCGCCCTCTTGTACAGGCTCCTCCTTATATCACTGTCCTTTAGTGCCATGTCTACAAAGGCCTTTTGTTCATCAGGCCCTTTGAGTTCGACGTTCATCTTGGTTTGCGCATCCTTGAGGAGGTTCGACACCTGCTGGTTGAGCTTTCTGCTTTTAAACTCAAGGGTTTCCTGTTCCTTTTGCAGCTCACTAATATCCGCACCAGGCTCTTCCCTTTTTTCCCTAACCGCCTTTATCTGCTTATCTATTAGATATAAATCAAACTTGATTTGGTCTACAATTGTTGACGTGTTTGCGCCTGTGGCAAAACCCTCTACGTACTGTATGTAGTGCTGAACCTCATGCAGCAGGGTAGACAACATGTCTATCGGCTCGTCAAAATGGTTGATAGAAAGCTGTATCCGTTTTTCTTGGTGGTTGTAAGATCCTCGGAAATCATCAGACTCAACAAACATCACTTGTATATCCCTTGATAGCGGGTATGCATCATAAAGCTCTTTGGAGTCATATATCTCGTCAAGGTACGCAAAGGGTATCTCATCGTTATACTTGAGCATGTTGTCAAGGTCAATCGGCTTGAGCTGACCGTCTGGGATCTCCAATCTCCACATACCGTCTGCACCCCTCTCCCATCCAGTGGCCAGCCTAATCTTCTGAGCGTTTTCAGTAGCCTTTGATGGGCCGACGAACGTCATTGTGCGCTCCTCTTTCTCAAACTTGGCCTCCATGTCCCTTGCCACCTGTAGGTTGTTGAGTGTCTTTTCAGCATTCTCCATCCTCGCAGCTCCTGTCTCGCCGAATATCTGAGCCTTCGATTTAATTTTTGATGGTGGAAGTTCTCTGGATTTTTTATATTCGGCTTCTTTTAATTTTTTAGCAGCACCTTTTATTGGAACAAATCCTTTACCTCCAGCTACACTTGTTGCCACGTCGGCTTGAACAGGAACTAAAGCACCTTCTATTTTTGACAGATAGTTTTCTTTAAGCGATATCTTTTTAGCAGCAGGCAATGACTTGTATATCTTCAATGCCTCAATCGCTTTTTGCTTTTCCTCTTCGCTTAGGGTTTTGTCTTTATTTATTTTATCGGCTTCTTTACGAACCTCAGCCTTATAGTCATCAACGCTTGGATACTGTTCTCTTACGATTTGATTCAACTCTTCGTCGGGAAGAGTAATTTCCATGTTTGGTTTTGCGTACTGAGCAAAATTCTCATTCACGTCATACAAACCATCAAGCACGAAGTGATTTGTGCCTGGAAGTTTAGCATTAAACAAAGGGTGTTCAATTCCTTTTCCTTGTATTTCCTCGACTAAAGCCTCTCTTTCTGCCTTGCTTGTAACGTCTATTTCGAAACCAGCAACAACATATCCACCCTCGTTATTACGCATCATTTCATCAGTCAATATGGTGTCATCACCATACTCCTTCAAAAAATCATAAATCGTAACCCCATTATCCAAAAACGCTTTTTTGGTTTTTGCGCTTTTCACATTTATACGGGTGTTGGGTTGATCAAGTATAAAAGTTTTAGCTATTGCAGATCTTGACTGGAATCCTGTTATGTCAAGATACTCTTTAGTAAGAGCGTCCGGATTTGAGTTAGGAGTAATTTTCTTAAAGAATTTCACTAATCGATCAACGTCACTAGCTCTTGTCTTCTCTGGATATTTATTTCTTATACCCTTGCTTTCTTTCAATAATCTCTCTATGTCCGCCTTGATTTCATTCCAATTTGCATTTTTTGAAATGTCAATAAGCGATTCCATGAAATATTGGGTTCCATACGAGTTGTTTATGGTAGTGTGCGGTGGTTGAACCATAATTAAAACAAGGGTCTTGCCTTTGCCGTAAGCCTTGTCAGCAGAAGTGTAAACGGATTTTACCGTTCCAACATTCAAACTTGCAAATCCTATTTTATCATCAACATTTTTCTTGTTGTTTGCAAACCCAGGTCCACCATAAATCTCACGGCCTTTGCTGTCCACTCCGTATCCAGTAGCGTCGCTAGTAATAATTACTACACGACCGTTGTATTCCTTAATAACTTCTGCAAGCGATTTTGTGGGCACGGTAGCAATTGCCAAATCCTTCTTGCCCTTTGGTATGATGTAATCACCTATTGCTGCTTTGGTCTTGATTTTTGACTTCGTAAAGGTTCCATCCGGATCAACTTCAAAAGCTATTGACGAGCTATATGGCTCGGCAACCATAAGGTTTTCAAGCGAGGTACCTGCCTTGATGCTTTGTGCAATCGTATTGAAGAACTCAAGCGTGTCCTTCTGGTTCTGCAAGTCCTCAAATGGCTTGAGACGACCAAAGGTTATGGTAGACACGACCTTGTTGATCATCTCAGCAATGCGGCGTACCAGTCCATAATCTAATGGAGTTTCCTTGTCGGACAGTATACCGCCAAGCTCGGCAAGGTATTCCTCAGCCTGGCCTATGTCGTCCGCAATGTCTTTGTACTTGTCAGCAAAGTCTGAAAGTCTCTTGTTTCCGGACTTTGATATTATCTTCTCGAGGTTGTTGCGGAACTCAAGGAAGGCAGGCGAACTGTCGCCAAAGGTCTTCAGCAACACGGCGTGTGTCACCTCGTGTACAACGGTGCGTGGGGTGGCCCTGTTTAGGTTGATGTCGATACGACCAACCACCGTCCCATCGGAAGAGGTGCTGTATGTAAAGTTACCCGCGCTGTTCTGCTGTGCGCCTAGGTTCGCCATGGCGTTGTTGTAGTCCGCAGTGTTCTCGTGCAGGTGGATGTCCATCATCGGGAACACAGACTTGAGAGTCTTGGCTGCCGCACGGGCCATGGCAATGGTCGCCTTCTTAGTGGCGTTGCCTGCATGCTTGCGCTCCAGGTCAGCCAGAGACGACTTGTTACTCACCCGAACTCCGTTAGGAACACCCGCTACTTCCAGGGTCTCTGCGGTCTCAATGTTGTCTGCAAGGCTTGGCTTGGACTTCATCTGCTCCTGTAACGCTACAGCGTTCTCTACCGCCGCTACAAGTTCTGGCTCCACGCCGTTCTCTACCGCGTTGTGGTACGCCTCGGCCACCTGCTGTGAGACAGGCTTGCCAAGGGTTATCTTGACCTGCTTGGTAATAGACTCGTATACCGTCGGGAGAACCTTTGCCAGGTTCATGATGGCCGCCGTGGTATTGTCCACGCTCTTGAGCGCTGCCTTTACCGCGTCTGTGACAGGGGCCTTTGGGAACTCTTTCTTGACAGTTGGTTTCTTTTCAACCGGAGCCTGCTTCATCTTTGACATGAAGGTGTCGGCCATTGAACCCATGTAATTGTCAATGCCTCCATTTTTCTTTACCTCTGCATCAAACTCTCTTTTAGTTTGAGGAAACTTGATTCCATACTTGTTGGCAATGTCTCTAATTCCATAAAATCCATCTTCACTAAGCAATGGCTGATTACTTAGCCAATCAGTAAACCTCTCTACACCATACTTGTTTAGAATTTCTAGTCCTGCTTTTTCCCATTTATCAACGAGAGTAGTTTCTTTAGCTGCTGTTGTTGGCTTGGTCTCAGCCTTGGTCTCCTTCAGTATGAAACCTCCGTTATTGGCCGCGTTCCAGGTGCTTTCCCTTCCGTCGGGTGACACCAGCTTCCAAACATCCTTGCTAGTGTCCGCAATGGTGTACTCCTCATACCTGCCGTTATAGTTACGGTAGACCACGTCGCCCTTCTTAAAGCTACTAAGTCTCTGGCCATCATTCTCGCTGGTCTTGCCGGTCTGAGGCTTTCCAGCCTTTGCGGCCTTACCCTCAGTCTTCAAATACCCATTGTCTGTGAGCCACTTGGTCACACTGCCCACGTCCATGGCACCGCCTGTCTGCTGATACTTAGCCATAACGTCGGCCATCGCCGGGGTGTAGTTCATATGCGCAGCAAGTGTCTCCTTAGATCCGAACACCTTGCCAGCATCCTTGCCGGTCTTGGGTATATATACGCAGCCTTTTGCCATTTTTACTTCTTATCTTTTTTAAGTTCGTCGAGATAAATCCTGTCGTACACGTTGTACTTCTTGCCAAAGTCGTGCTTGGCTATGTCCCAGAGGTCGCTGTACGAAATATATTCCCTGCCGGTGTCTGGGTCCTTTCCCTTGCTTAGGTTGTATCTACCCATAATAAAGTTGGGGTCGGTGTCGTACACTGACCCTGTCTTAGGCTCATAATAGTTCAAGACGTCTGCTAACTGATAGTAGTCATTCAGCTTATTTAGATCAGACTCGGTCAAGTCAGACCCTTTAGCGCCACGACCAAACTTCTTTGCCAGGTCCTTGTCCCCCATCTCCTCAAGGAAGCTGTATATGTCTAGGTCTTGACCAGACTTCTTTGTGTCCACGGCATAAAACAGTCCCTCCGCTACGGCATTTCTTTTGGTTGTAGGTTTCCCACTCGGGGTGTCGTAATCGTCTTCATAGTACAAGTGATACTTCTGCTTCAGTTTGTCCGCCTGCTCGTCTGTTATGTTCAGCCTACTAGAAATGTCCGTGTATTGGTCACGGAACCGGTTGTACCTGTCAACCATTTCGGACGCGTACTGGTTGTCGTTCATGGAGTAATAAACCTCGTCTGGATTACTTGCCCTGCCCGGCTTGTATTTTGACACGCTAAACGTGTCGTACTTTTGTGGCTTGCCTATGTAGAACCTGTACGCGTCATACCTTTTCTTCATCTCTGGAGACAGGTTACCCTCCACAATGTCCTGCTCTAGTACAAACAGTCGGGGGTCCATTTCATTTTTTATGGCTGCCTTATACCCACGCTCTATGAAATTGTCGTAGCCTATTGGGTACAGGTTCTGCTCCATCCTGTCTTCCAACTCCTCTTTTAAAGGACCCTGTCTTATACCCCTGTGCATCTGTTCGTCGGTTATGCCCGACCACTGTAACTGCTGCTGCGGGGTGCCGGCCATCTTGGTGTTAAACCTTTCGCCGTTGTACATAAACTCGGTCTGCCCGTTTTGTCTAGCGGCAGCATACGCCTCATCCCTTGTGTTGTATTGGCTGTAGTCGTCTACAAACCAGTTCTTTGGGTTTAGGTTTGCTATGGCCTTACGGAACGCGCTCTGCTTTTCTGCGGTGACGCCAACCTCCGGCAACAGGTACTGCGCCTGGTACGTTTCCGGTTCAGTCTCCGACTCGTAAAACTTTTGGTTTGGGTCACGGCGCTTGGGTGGATCAGTGTCAAGCATCACACCGTCCTCTGCCTTCTGTCCGTCGCCGTCAAAGTTTGGGAGCGTCTCTACCAACGAGTCGATACACTCGTGGCAGCCCTCGTTGAGTTTTTTCTTTACCCAGTTTACCTTGTTTTTAGGAATAATAGCCATGACCCCCTTGGTAGAGAATATAGCCATCTCGTCGCCTTCTACTTCTAATAGCTTCTTTTCCATTACATTAGAGGGATTAGGTTCCCGTACTGATCCGGAGCGTAATTTACGCCATTTATCATTACAACCTGCTGCTGTTGGTTGTAATTTCCTTGCATCATGGGCTGCATTGGTTGTTGCATCTGCTGCATTGGCTGCTGCATTGGCTGTGCCTGTGGCGTCGCTATCTGCTGCTGAGGCGCGTTCATTGCATTGTTGGCCCCACCAATCTGCTTGGCCGCCTTAGAGGCCATCCCAAGGTTCCTGTTCACAGGAGCCAATCGCATCGACATCTTATGTGCAGCGCTCAACTTGTCTCCCGCCTCAAACGTCTTGGCTGCATTGCTTGCAACCCCTGCTGTTACAGCCATTCCGGCAACAGTTCCTACAGTGTTTATTATGTCTCCTGCCTTGTCCAGCTTGCTAGTGTGCTTGGACGGGTCGTAGTTCTTTTCATCAATACCGGCCACGTTGTTCACAATACCACCCACTGCACCTACAGCGGACGCCACTGGCGCAGTGACTGGGATAACCTTTAAGGCCGTGCCCGCAAGTTTGCCCGCAAGGTTTCCAGCCTCGTCAAACTTGTCGTTCCTGTACTGGTCCTCGTCAATGATGTCCTGCATAGACTTGATACCGGCTACGCTACCGACGGTGCCAAGCAACGCGTCGACTCCCGTGTAACCGATGTCTCCAAGCGTCCTCCAAAAGGCTCCATTCTTAGCCTTGAACTTTGGATCCTTGCCGGTATATTTTATTTTACCTCCGGTAATCTCTACGTCTATACCGCCGTTTGCGTGGCTCTTGCCCTTGAACTCCTTGACCACGTCCCACTTGCCACCCGGAACAAAGCCCATAGCCATGCCGTATTGGGCCTTCTTGGGTGCGGGCGGACACTTGACCTCTACCTTGTCTTCCTTCACCATCTTGTCCACGTCCCTCATGGTCACAACCTTTTCACCAAGCGCCTTCTTTATCAACAGCTCTACCTCGGTGAGTCCGCCCTCCTTGCCCTGCTTCTTGAGCTCGGCCAGTCGTGCCTTTACCTGTGAAAGTTCCTCGAGTGACATGTCGCTCTTGCCAACAGCGCTGTCGTAGAGCATCTGCTCTAGCGCGTTTATGGTGGCGATACGCTGCTGACCCGTTGTAGGAACCTCGGGCATCTTTGGCGCCTCTTGCTTCTTCTTCTTACGAGACGGTGCCGTAGGCTTCTCCTGGCCCATCTTGCCGATCTCCTCCTGTATGGCGGTATATTTCTTACCGTCCTCAGTCTCGAGCCACTCCTTGCGGGTAACCTCATAAGCCTGGTCCGGAGTCATACCGCTGGCTATCAACTGTTTAACTCTAGGTGCGCTTTCCTGCACGCCCTTGTCCAACAGCTCTAGTGCCTCCTGCTCCTTCTGGGCCATCTTTGCCTCGTTGGTGCGGGCTGGCTTCTTGCCCTTAGACGGCTTCTTGCCACCCTTGGCCTCTTCGGCAGACAACTTGTTCTTCCAGTACTCTGCGTCAGAGTCGGCAAACTTCTTCGCCTCAGCGTCGCTCATGCCCTCCACGTCGTAGCCGTTGTCGGCTAGGAACTCCTTGGCGGTCTTCTGTCCGTCCAGATAGGCATACGCAGACTCGGCCTCTTTACGAGCCTTTTCTATAGCCTGCTGTTTGTTCTGTTCGTTGGCACCAATTCGCTCAATGTCGGCGGTGGTTATTGCCGGGGCGTTGTCGATGAAGTCCTGCTCCGTAATAGAGTTCAGAACCCTCTGGCGAGGATCGGCTACTTCTTCTTCTTGTGCTTGAAGTACTCCACCTGCTGGAGTCGTTTCTGTGCCTGTTGTTTCGACAGGTTGGGTTTCGACAGGTTTTTGCCCGACTCCGACTTGACTTGATATCCCTTGGATGTTTTGCGTATCATCTTCTTTTCCGTTTAGTATTTCATAGACCGCCTTTTGATTGGCGGCAATCCTTTCCTTTGCATCCTTGTACTGGTTCGACTCCTGGTCACTGTTCTCCATGAGCTGACGGTCAGCCCTCATCTGCCCTGCAATGGACTTGATGGCGTTCCTTCCGTCGTCCGTTAGTTTAGACCACAGCGGGTTGGTAACGACCGTAGACAAGAAGTCGTCAGCCGACTTTATCGCCTCTTTTAAGTCGTTGGTGTTGTTGTAGACGGTTTGCGCCTCTCTCTGCTGCGCCGTCACCTTCTGATCGGCCTGTTTCTTGTCCTCGATGTCTACCAAGGCTGGCTCAAACAACCCCTTGGCAAAGCCTAAAGACAGTTCAACCCGGCTGTTCCATATGCTGGCAGTCTTGTGGTCGTTGACCTTGGTCTGCAACTCGTCAAGAATGGGCTTGGTGTTGCCGTACCCGGTAACCGTCACACGCTTTTTTGCCAGAGCGTTTAAGAAGTCCTTGTTGTCAGACAAGCCCTTTGCGTCCTCTGGCGTCATCATCATGGTGGTGCCGTCTTTATACGTAAGAGTCATAAGGTCCGGAGACTTGCCCTGCAAGTAGTCCGCCCCCATGCGCTCGTAGTCAGACTGCTGCTGCTTATACATCTTCATGAGGATAGGGTCCTGGCTGTTCTTGTCAGCGTTTCTCCTAGCCTCGTCGGCACGGGCAGCAAAGAATCCGTACACGTTCCTCTGCGAGCGATTCAAGCCCTCTCTGTCTGCCGTGTTCTTTAACTCGTTGGCGTGGGTGATCTGCTTCTGCATCTCAGCCGCCTCAATGTCTGTCACGTTGCCGCTTGTAAACATGGCTGAAACCACGGCCCTTGCGTAGTTCTCGTCCTTGTCAAAAACAAGGTTTTGTAAGTATTGCCTGCGCTGGTCTTCAAAGCCTCCGTACAGGGTGGCCTTGTCCTCAAACGCCTTTGCCTCGTCTGCCCTCTGCTGGGCCAGAGACTTTGTCCTAAACCCGCCAATAGCGCCAAGGACCCCGATGGGCGCAACGCCCTTGAGGGTCTCTGAAATCCTTGCGCCGGAATACATTTCACCGAAGTCTGTCCACGGGTCGCGGTTGTGCTCCAAGATGTTCTCGTCTGATATCGCCTGCGGTATCTCCTGTGTAAACGCCTCGATAACAACCTCCCCGGCAAATCCTGCGCCTGCACGGGCTAGTTTGCCTCTAAGACCGGCCATTGCACCCTTAGTGAAGCCAGAAACCAGCTTCTGTGCCTTCCCGGTAAATCCAAACCCGTCAAGCGCGTATGTAACAAACATGTCCTGCTGGCGCTCTATGGTCCTGTTGACGGCCTGTTGGGCAAGGCGTATGTCCCCAGTCTCTGCATACTTAGCCTGTCCATTGGCTCCGGCGCCTGCTGCCGTCTCTGACACCCAGTTTGTTAGCCATCCAGACATGAAGCTGATGGCTTCTGGCGTAGCGGCACCTCTTGTGGCTGCCGTAACAGCAGCGGTGGTAGCCACGGCGGGGGCCATGTATCCAAACATGTTTCCTAGTATGTTCTGGAACTCGTAGTAGGTGTCCGTGTTAAAGCCCATCCTATCAAGGTCCGGTGCGGCAGAACTCCAGTTGTTCTTCATAGACTCGCCAAACACCTTCATCCCGTAGTTGTCGGTATATGCGCCCATGTCCTTGATCCAGCTTCCTACACCGTTCATTAAAGAGCGGCGGGCCATATAGAACGGGATAGCGCTCTGTTGACCCGCTAACTTTATTTCACGAAACAGTTCACTGTTTTTCTCTGAATAGGCCCCGTCATAAGCAGCCTGGTACGCCTTGTTTATCTTCTCGAGGTCAGCAGCCGGGATGTTAGCCACCGACTTTAGTTCCTCGTCAGCGATCTTCATTATGGCCGCCTTTTTCCGCTCAAACTCTGTGTTGTACCTTGAGTAAACCTTGTTAGCCTCCTCCATCAGCTTGCCCTGGTCGGGGAGCATGCTTTTAAAGACGTCGCCCATGGTGGACAACTGCTCGTTTATCTTGTTAAAACCGTCCTGGTACGTGAGCTGGTCTATGTCCCCGTTCTGGTAAGCCTGCGTCAACTCGGTTGCCTGCTGTTTCAAGGCCTCTACCTGTTGGTTGTATTGTTCAGAAAGGGTGTCAGCTTGTTTCTTGGCCGCACCTACGATTGCACCCACCTCGTCGTTTGCCTGATTTTCATACAGGTCATACGTGGTCTCAAGCTCCGACAAAAATTTGGCGTTTATCTCCTCCTGGAACTTGCCAGACTTGTACTTCTCTCTGAGGGTATACTCCTCGGGAGACTCCTCCTTAAACTTCTCCTCTATGCGATAAAAGTCAGACTCGCGCTGAACAGTGGCGACAGCCTTGTCGTAAAGGTCAATCGCAACAGAGCCCTTGGGGTCTAGGCCGTAATGGGCAACGATCTTGTCTACCTGCTCGCTAATCTTGTTGGCGTCAACTACCGGCTGGGTTACGCCATAACCAATACGGTCCCCGGACGTTGTTATGAAGTGGGCGTAAGTCTTTTCGTTAAAGTTCCTGTTGATTATGTCCTGGATGACCTTGCTGTCTATCGACTGTTCCACCAGGTCATTTGCTGCCGCCAACTTATCCTTAATCCTCTTCTCGGCCTCCTTCTTTATGTCAGCCCTCTTCTGTGGGTTTGGCTCATACACACCACCTGGCCACGGCAAGTCTTCTCCTACGTACTTCTTCCACAACGCCTCGTTCTGAGACAACAGCTCGTAGTCAACGACAGCGCCGTTGTATGTCACGTCACCGTTCTGGTCGATGGACAGGTCTATGTTTTTAGCAAACCTTTGCAGGTCCTTGTACTTGTCCTTTGCCTCTTGGTGTACCGCGAGCTTCAACCTGTCTGCGTTGTAGTCGTCCTTCTCTGGCTTGAACATCTCCTCCTGTGGCTTCTGCACAATGTCTCTTAGGGCTGGAACCCCACGAGAAAGCGCCTGCTTTTGGGGAACATTTATGTCCGGCATTCCGTCCTTAGGTCGGTTCACTTGACGGCCGCTCAGTATGCCCTCGATCTCCTTTGTGTTCAAGTTGAACCACTCCTGGTTGCCCCTGTCTGCCTCGTATAGGTTCTCTGGGTCGCTGAAATAGCTCGTCATCGAGTCGCGCTGGGCGATGACATTCTTTTTGCTGTTGTCCACAGCCGAACGCATACCGGCAGTCCACTGGCGTACCTGGTCGCCGCCCAAGTTGTCGAGCTCGTCCAGTATACCCGCAAGATAGTTCTGCTTGTCTGTAAAGTACTTGGTGGTGTAGTCAACGTCCCAGCCGTCGTTGAGCGCCTGCTCCGATTCCTTGATGAAGTCCTTGTGGGCCTTCTTGGCCTCGTAAAGTAGCGTCTTCTGGCGGTCTATCGACGCCTGGTCAACCGTGCCACTCTGCGCAGAAGGCTGCCCAGGCTCGTTTGAACCTTGTGTAGTATCCCCTTTTTTTTTTACACCTAGGAGACCTTCAAACTCATTATAATCTGTAAAGCCTAAGTCTTTGTTTGAGGCATCAAAAAACAGCTTACGATTGGCGTCGTTCTCCATGAGTCCCTTGAACTCGTTGTAGTCAGAAAAACCCTGGTCCTTGCCGTAGTTGTCGTATAAAAACTTTAATTGATTCTCGTTCATTTAAGTACTTTTTTATGCTCAAAAAGAAAAGTCGTTCCACATGTCCGTCCTTACCAGCCAGTTTTTCGCTAAGTTGTCTGGGTCTAGGTCTGGGTTTGCGGACTTTGTTGTCTTGTAGACCTCCTTTTTAGCGGCGTCAATCTTTTTAGCAAAGTTAGGATCTTTTAGTTCATTTTGATCAAATTTCGCCCACGCATCCTTCAACTCCTTGCCTACGCCAGGTCGTGTTTTTTCATCGGCATTTATCTGGTCAATGTCTATGAGTCCAGCGGCAAGCAAAATCAAATCCTTTGTGCTTCTACCTGTATTGAATCGGTAGTCAACAAGCCTAACCTTTGTCTGGTCTGGCAACGAATCAAAGCCTGGAACTTGAGACCTTACTGGCTTGATGTACTCGTCTTCCATGCGCTGGGCATTCTTACCAGTCCAGTTCTCAAAGGCGTATTTACCCTTTGGATCAAACTTATTTCCGCCTGGGGCCCCATAAGCCTGCTCGTGTTCCAACATCCTTATTGTCCACTCATCCTTCCATCCACCCTTCGTTGTGCCTGTACTGGTTTTAGAAGATGTCTGAGCTGCTGGTGCAGCTGCCTGTGAAGCGGTTGCGGTTGTAGTACCTGTTTGCGCTGCTGTAGTACTAGCTACTTTTTTTTTTTGACCGGTAGCAACACCGGCATTCGCCCTCATCTGGTCAGCCAAACTGCCGCTTCCAGAAGCGCTTGCGCCTGTACCACTAGCCTTTTGGTTGTTCTTGTTGTAGAAGTCCTGGAACACGTCGGTGTACCCAGCAACGTCAAACTGGTCCTTGTTCTGGCCATAATTGACTATGACCTCTATCTGACCACCTTGCTTGTTCTTGCCTGTACCTACCGCATACACGTTGCCATCTGGGCTTATTTTAAACCCACCAGTTGGCTCAAAATTATCCACAACATTTCCTTCAACATCTTTAACGTATACAGGCTTAGTGTTGTCGTACAATATCTTGTTTATGCCTATCCCCTGGTCGTACTTTGGATCGGGGTCCTTGGTAGACACCTTGATTGACGGCTTCTTTGTCTTGGTGCCAGAGCCATAGCCCGAACCCGTACCAGACCTTGAGCGGCCTGTTGAACCGGTCTGCAAGTCCTCTTTTATCGGATATCTTGCCTGGCCCTCTTTAGCAATACGCTCCGCAAAGGCCACCTCGTCCTCGCCATCCTTCTTGAGTGAGTCGTACTTTTCCTTGCCGACAGGGTCGTTCATGATGTAGTCTAACACCACAGCCTTGTGCTGCGCCTCGTCGCGTGAAATAATCTTCTTCTTTCCAGTATCTGTCGATCCCTCCTTGGGAATAGTGTAGTCTATGAAGTCAATGAGCGAGTGGTTTACTTTGAACGGGTTACCCTCTGTCCTCAGCTTATATCGCTCCTGTGGAGAAAGTTTGGGGTCTGCGTAAGCCTTAAACCAGTCCGTGGCGTGCTGCTTGTTGTACTTACCCTCACGGTCCCTGTTAAGTTCGGCAAAGGTCTGGTTGTAATAGGTCTCGTTGTCCTTAGCGTAAGAAGCGGCCTTGGCCACGTTGTTTTCAAGTTCACGCATCTTCTTCATCGTGGCGATGTCCAGGTCGTTAGGGTCCAAACCCTTTGACTTTAGGTCTATGATGAAGTCGTTGTACTCGTTGAGGGCCTTGTTTACGTACTCAGAGTCTGCCTGCCAAACGTCGGGCATCTCCTCTAATAGAGTGTTCCATGCCTGGTTCTGTTTCTTTAGCTCAAGCTCCTTTGCCTTTTTCTGGGCTACAATATCCTTCTGGATGTTGTACATCGTGTTGTAAAAGGCGCTATTATCTATTACAGTAGCCTCGCCTGTATACTTGTCGTTTACTCTCGCTGCGCTTGGTACTGCCATTTTAGTATGGATTTATTCCTCGATTGAACATCATTAAATTCAACATGTCGTTAACAGATGACGGCACCTGGCCAGAAGCTGCTTGATTTTGAGCATTGATTGCTGATGGACTCGTGTAAATACCGGGCTGTATACCCATGTTCATAAGATTTGTCATCATCTGTTGTCCATATGCAGGGCTTGCCGTATTTGTTGCGCCAATATTCCTTGCACCGTATTGTATGTTCGGTTGCATTGACTGATATGGCGGAAATCCAACAGTCGGAATAGGTTGTATTCCATAACTGTTGCCCATAGAATAGGCCGCCATGTCACGGTCATCAAAGTAATCCGCGTCCATTCCTAACTTAGAACTCATTCCTGGAGTAGAACTAGGCATCGCGGTGCCAGTGCCTGGAGTATATGCGGGCGGCGTGTATGGGGTAGCCGGGTTGTTAGCCAGTCCCATCTTTTGTTGGTATGTTGAAGATGGAGTAGCTGCCTGTCTGCGTCTCTGTTCGAGTGCAAACTGAGCCTGTCTGGCCATAAGGTCTCTTCTAGCCGCATCCGCAGCAGCCTGCTGCGTAATCAAGTCTGTAGAACGCATGCCAGTGATATCAAGCATCTGGGCGTCCGTTAAGTTAGGCGGTTCAACGTAGCCAACCGGATTAATGCTTTGGTCATCAACACTTCCACTAATACCATTCATGGCATCTATCTGGTTTCTCACGTTCTGGCTAGACCTTCTGCCAGATCCAATGCTGTTTAGCATGTTCCGGGCAGCGTCCGTAGTCAAGAACTGGCCTGTCGCCTGTCCAAGGCCTTGTAGGGCTCGGGACTTGTTTGTAATAGCCGCCGTCTCAAGGGCAGCAGCAGCAGCAGCGTCATCGTCAAACTTCTGTTTGGTGTTGTAGTCCCACTGGGTTTGCTCAAGGCCGCCCATGGTCTGGTACATCTGCTGCAATGCCAGCTGTCTCCTTTCATAGTCTGAGGCGGCCTGCATGCCGAGGTTACCCTTGGCCTTGGTGATGTCCTCAGAAACCTTCTTCAACACGTTCTGCAAGTCCTGTGTGCTGGTAGCGCTCTGGCTTGCAGTGCCGAGTAGGTCTGCCCCACTCTGCTCTATGCCCTGCTCGATTGCACGCTGGTTGCTCATGTAACGAGAACCAGCTGCTTGTTCCGCCATGCCAAGTGCTTTCTGATAGCTTGGCTGTATAGGCATCTCTGGCCTAACAAGGGAGTTACGGAGCTTCTCAGCCTCCTTTGCCTGCTTGCGTCCTAGCAAGCCCTGGTATATGGTGGGACCCATCTGTACCATGAGCGACACAAGCTCGGGGCTCATAAAACTAGAATTCGCTGTTTCTGCCATAGCTCGCAAATTTAAGATAAAACACCCTTAATTCCAACTGTGAAAAGAATAGAACTGTCGCCGCTTACGGTTGGATCGTATTCAAGCGTATGGGTCAAGGCGTTTGCCCTAATGTCCTGACCGTTTAACAGTGCGCGCTCGCTCAAGTACCATGTGCCAGGGACGTTGTTAGTACCCGGCGCTTGGTCCTGTAAGGTAATCAACGTCCAGTCGTTTACCGTGTCGTAGTTGGCAAGCGTCACGATGCCTGTAAATATGTTTCCGTCGCTCTGCATGATGGTCACAACATCCCCAAGCAGAGTGCTCTGGTCGAAGTCAAACACCCACCCGTTTACGGGCTGTAGCGGCGGTGCGTAAAACGACGAGCTCGTGTTGTTGTCGTTAAAGAACTTAGCGTCATACAGGTTCTTTCTGTAGGCGACCTTTCCGTACCCCTCGTATGTGCTGATTAGGTTAGTAGGCATCGTTGTTTTCATGCCCATAGGATAGCTCCTGTTCGGCTCAGACTGCGCCTCGATAGAGAACAGGTCGTCTGAAACAAGCACGATGTCTTGGTATCTCTTCAGCTGCAACGGTTGCTCGTTTGACACAAACGTCACCTTTTGAGTAAACGGTTCCCCGTGGAACGTCCAGTTTCCGTACTGGTTGTGTAGGTACAACTGGTTGTCTGTGCCCCACCCAACCAACGTCTGGCCTAGGTTACAGAACTGCTGGAAGTTGTAGTCGTAGGTTGACCTCCAACGCATGTTGACGTAGTCAAAAACCACGTGGTCGTAAGACAGTCCGCTAGTCGTGTAGTAGTATCCGGGCTGGAGATAGTCGGCCACGTCTGGCTCTACCCCGTTAAGGGTGATTATGGTGCTGTTAGACAGCGGCTGGTACGCAACAGAGTTTACCGTGCCAGAATACGCGTTATTGGTTCCGGTAAAATAAAGTACCATGTCATACCCGTACAGGTATTCAAAATTGCCTCCAAACAGTATGAACCCTTCAACTAGTTGACCAACGGCAGGGTTAAATATGCCCTGGGCCTCTCCAGAATAGGGGACATCAAAACGGAAAGCAAAGCCTACCTCGCCGACCGTCTCGTTCACATAGGTGCGAACCACGGGAGCTGTACTGGCGTTGTATGAAGCGGCAAGCTGCTTGGTCTTGGTCCTAAACTTAAAGTCAGTCTTTGTCGTGGGGTCTATTTCGCTCACCACCACCTGTCCATTGCCGGTAGAGTAGATAAACACCCCCGCGTTGTTGTCAAAGTATATGGTGCTGCCGTCTGGCAACAGGGCCGTAGCTCCCGCGTCTGAGCAACCAAACAGGCTCCTGTAGTCAAACCAAGAAGCAAAAGTCTTGTTTGAAACCCTAACGCTAGAGTCGGAACCCACCTCGTTGGGGTAGTACTGGATATATATCGAGTTCTCCTTCTTCTCTTGCAAACACTTCAGCGTCTTACCCTCTCGGCCAGACATGTAGGTGCGTGTAATCTCGCCATACAACGGGTTCATGTCTTCCAGGTTGTTGCTGTCAAACGTGAACGTAGACAGCCCGTTTATCTGGGTCCCGATGATATAGGATCCGGAATGTATCGCGGCAGCTATTCGGTTTACCATCTTGCCGTTGGGGTCCTGGATCCGAATCCTTCCAGTCTGGTGTATGTCACTCAGCCAGTAGTCGGAATAATGCGGGTCCTCTACGATGTAGTAATACATCGCGCTGTCGGTGTTCAATCCCGTGAAATAGTTTCTGGTCCTTAGGTAAACGTCCCCGTAGTTTATATTTAACACGGCAGCCTGTACAAACGTGCCGTCAACATACTGCTGCGGGGTGTCTCGGGTCAGGGTTACATATCCATACGTAGGCAGAATGCTTGGTATGCCAAGGAACTCAACCGCCGTCCAGTTGTTAGTGGCGTTATACCTAACAAAGTCAAGTATCACGTTTTGCGTGTCTATAAGGCCTCCAACTGGATTGTAAATGTAAGCAGTCCAACCCGTGTTAATCAAGTTGGTCACGTCCCCGTTTATGAAAAAGAACGGAGACAAAGGGTTTGTGCGGTCTACGTTGACAAGGTACTGGTAGGATATCCCGTGAGACCTGTCGTCTGTGTGCGGGTTTACTATATCAATAGGCCCGTACACGTCCTTGTATGCGGATATAAACAAGCCTCCGTTGTCGTCAACTGCGGGCTTTGGTGTGTATATCTCTATGAGCTGACCAAACAGGTTTCCGTTAGTTAGGTTGAGGCTGTCTTCAATAGCCCCCGTGTCAAAAAGGGTCACGTATATGACCTGCCTTGGCACGCCGCTGCTAATAGATCCGCCGACAGGATTATACTCAAGCACTTCTAACTCTATGTAGGGCAAGTACTCAAGAGTGGTCATGTTGCTGTCGTCACCCTCTGGTCTCTGGCGTATAAACCTTACCCTGTCCCCCTGCTTTATCTGGTGTGCTATTTTCGCGCCCTTGTTCTGGGTCTCATAGTAGTTATCAATCTCTATCTTGTACCTGTTGTTTGTTTCCTGTTCAAGGGTTATGGCTGACTCATATGCCTCGGCATTAGTTACGGTATACTGACCAAAGCTCAATATCTCAGTAGCCGGCTGTGCCACAATCCAATACTTGGTAGCCCACACAGGTGGCTGGTGGTTGATGGTCAGTTCGGGCAACACCGTGAACGGGTTCTGTATGTTGTTAAATCCGGACCTATCTATGTCATAAAACCACGGAACAAAGAGCTCCATTGAGTCGTTTGTCAAGACGGTGCCGTCTCTATAAGCCCGGTCTCCGTAAACAATACCAAAGCTATGTGTAGCACCTACCTTGAGGGAAGGCCTTGGATTGGTCTGCCTTGTAGCCCTTATCCTGGGGTCAAACTGTCCCCCAATGTTTCCGTCAAGTGTAGTAAAGTTGTACTGAACAGCTGTGCCTGCCTGGAAGGCGGTCCCTGGAGCGTATCCTAACTGGGCCATAAACGCGTCGCCAATTATTTGGACCATGGCTATGTTCTGGTCTATAATCGTTGTTTCAAGCAACGCCTGTTGTATATCTTCGTAGCTGATCTGGTAGGTTAACTGGCCATATCCCGCCTCAGCAGGAGAGGGTCCAAAAAAGACTATACCAACATCAAACGGGAAAAGGGTTAATGCGTCAAACTCATCATTATACGTGTTAAAACTTGCAGCTCCTGGGCTGCTCGGATAGTTCATGTTAAAACTTAACGCCCCGTGTGGATTGTTTTCAATCTCTGTTAGATTGTAACCAAGCTGCACGTCCAGCTCTATCTTGTCGTATCCCTCCCTAAAGTTTGCGTACACCAACTGGTTGGTCGGCAAGTACTCCTGGCAGTTAGCCGTTATCGGGAGGCGGTCGTAGTTAAAGAATATATTGGGTATTGGCTTGGTAGCCACGTTCCCGTAATAATTAAAGCTGTACGTTACGTTGTCTGCAATAGCATCCGTTTCCTTATCTAATTCCAAGAATATACCGAACTGTGGCTCGGCGTTGAACGTGGTCTGGTCAAACTGCTGTACGGCAACGTTAAACTTTCTTATTATGCTAGGGCCGGTATTGAACGTGATCCTAATCCCGTTGTCGTTGTTTAGGTACATAAAGTTTGTACCTGTAACAAGCTCCGACTCGGTGGGCAACTCTAGCGAAGAGTACATGGACCACACGCCTGGCTCGTTGTTCTCGTATATGGGCTGTATTATAAACTTAAACAGCTTCTTACGCAACTTGTTGTCGTTCCTTGTAGGGTCGGTTATGTACTCAACACGAGGCGGTTCCATTGGCCACTTGATGGCGTCAAGGGTCTGGAGTGTTATCGAAGGGTAGTAGTTGTCAAGCGCCCTTTGGATGTTTATCTGGTAGGGAGGGTTGAACAGCCTGTTGCCGTCCGCGTCGTACATCTGTGCGTCCCACCGGCCGTCCGTCCACTTGAGGATGTCGTCTACGACATTAGCGTGGAAAACGGGCCAGTCACGGCTAAAATTAAGCTCGCTGCTTTGTACAGCAACAGTATGAGTTTGATTATCAATGTTGTAAACCCATATCTCATGGACAAGATTAGCCTTGAATACGAAGTATACAATTGAGTTCTGTTTAAGCCATTGGGTAGCACCTATTATCTGGTCTTGGATTTCTATGTCTGGATTAGGGATGACCAATGTCCCGTCTGACGTCTCTACAGCAAACGCGTTACCAGAATTGTAACCCAGTCGGCAATATGAAAAGTCGCGGTAGTCTCCCTTGGGCATGCCCTGGGGGGTGTCGTCGGTGTTTATACCTCCGGCAAAAACTATGGTCTCGTTAAACTCCATTATCCAAGATTAAATTCTGAGCTCTGTGCAAGAGCGTCAATCATTTCACTGAGTCGCGGAGCCTTAATCAAAAGGTTTGCGCTCCACTGGGCAGCCTCGTATTGCATCTGTAGTTCCTTGTACTTTGCCCTGTCCTCGCTGTTTCCTTTGTGGAAGCAGTACTCGCTCATTAAGTACAAGCGGAAAGGCTCAGCATATCCGGCATCAATCAGAGTGTTCTCATCAACAGATGACCCGTTTGAGAAGTACTCGATCACGAGCTGGCCGTCGGGGATGTTGTGGCTGAAAATGATGTTGTTACCGTCTATGCGGTAGTAGTTTTCGTTTCGGCCACCACCCACTGTATAGTTCGGGTAGTTGTAAAAGTATCCAAAGTACCCCGTCGGGAAGTATCCGTCCAGCACCACCCCATCATTTTGATCGCTCTCGCACTGGAAGAACTCCTCCGGGTAGGTAAGTGAGGTGTCTGGAGTCAACGTCCAAATACGACGTCCTGACTTCAAGCCAACCTTAGATATCCTCATGCAGTCCCCGGGCATGGTAAACACCCGTGCGCCCGTATCAATCTTTGCGTAGACTGTCTTGAGGGACACGTTGCCATCGAGTGGAGACTTCTCGCTCAAGTAGTCAATAGCCACCTGCGTCATCCAGGTCAACTCACGACCTGCCGGGTTCTTACCCAGGCGGTACAGAGCCGATGTGGCGATGTATTTTATGTTCTTAATGGTCATTGTCTAGCCCCCATGTTTTGAGCGTCAATCGCATCGTTATTCAAGTCGTCCTGGAACCCTTGCGTCGAGAGTAGTTGCATACAAGCCTGGAACAGCATTGTCTCGCCCTTACCCGTCTCATCGCTTGGGATAATCAAGACGTCGTCGTCTTCCATCTGGTACACGTTAGGGACCATAGTCACTGTCACGTTCCCTTCTGGGCGTTTGTTAAAACGCAGCTTGTCCTTAAAAAGAACTGCCGCTGAGGTGTTTCCCCCACGAAGCACGTTGAGTGCGGTTGACTCTGCCTTGGTCTGAACCGAGTATGAGTTAAACCCCGACGACTCATCCTCTACGCTAAAGATTGCCATTGTCCCCGCGATTGGCTGTGGGAGAAGGGTCACATAGTAACCGTTGGCGTCAGTAGCAGGAGTAAACGTGTAGGGAACCGCCATGTCGCTTGCCTCGTAAGGGTCGCGTGATACAATGTCGGCAAGGGCTAGGTTCAATATCCGAGAGATGATTGAACGTGGATACAAGCGGCGCAAGTCTTCCGGGGTGTCCCCGCCAGTCAACCTGTGCTGTATTAGTTCTATGGCTTGGCGCTTGGTTATCATACTTTACTTGGCATTTGAGTCTGAATGTTCCACTGGTTCTCATTACCAATTCCGATGTAGGTCTTGATCAAATCGGTCAAGTGGTCTACACAGCTTTCTGGATACTCAAATTCAACACTCAAACTCGGAGTGCCAGCATCCTGTACGGAACCGTTAACGTGAACCTCTCCCGGTGGTAAATATACGGGAATTCCGTTAATAATGTCGTAGTCAAATACAGGTTGAATCGGCTCTCGTATGTAAGTAAAGGTTATCCGTGGCATGTACGGATAGATAAAATATTTGTCGTTTCGCGTGACTAGGATTGGGTCGTTCTCCTGCGGGTTGTCAACCGGGCTTGTGATTGAGTTACGCATCTTAGCGTCAAATTCGTGTTGGCTCACAAACTCAATGCTCCGATAGTTTGTATCATACGAGCAATTGTTGTTTAGCTGCTCAAGGAAACTAGCAGTTGCTTGATACCAAATATCGGCAGGAATATCCGCGTACCCACCGCGTTCTGGTCGTCCCTGCAACACAGGTGTGAACGACATGGCGGGGTACTGAGGAGAACCCAAAGTCTTTATAAATGTCTGAAAGTCACTAGTAATCTCTCGGCTATTTTCAAAGTTGTCTACAAGCGTATTGAGATAACGCTGATTAACAATCTTGATAGCCCGGTTAAAGTCATCGGGCGTGATGTAGCCACCCCTCAGATCCTTTCCGGCTCTGAAGAGAAGCTCATCATATATCTGTCCGAGGTTAGTAGTCATTATGGGTAAATCTCAATTTTGATTCTAGCGTTTGCAACCAAATCGGCAAGCGTACCTGTCAAATTGTAATTTGATACGTCTATACTATTAGAAAATATCGCAGCGCTAAATGTAGATCCTAAAGCAGGGGTTATAAAGATTGCAGCATTAGTAAATATGCTTGATGATGCTCCTATATAATATTGACCAGTCGTTGCGTAGCCAAAAGTTATCGTAGCTCCAGTATTATTGAATATCTGTGTTATCGAAGCGGTTGGGCCATTACCTGTTACCCTTCCCACATAAACCAATGGCCCGCTTGAACCTGTAGTCTGAACCACGTTACCCGCAGCGTCAACGCCGAGCAAGTATGCTGGAGCGGGATCTTCAAAGGTCGTGCTGTTGTAACCGTTAAGGGTGACAGACTTGTCCGCATTAACAGTCAGTCCAATATCAAGTAAACCTCCTTCGGTGATTGCGATTTGAAAGTCTGAATCCTGTGCGGCAGCGTCTGTCCAACGGCTTCTTATAACCGCTGTACGGTTTACTGCCCCAGCAGTTGTTTCGGCCTGGAACTCTATCGAACTTCCTATCCCGTTGGCTCCCGAACCACCATTAACTGACGTTTGCAAAACTAAGTTTTGACCAACACTAGGAAACGCTCCGTCCACTGACAAAACTAATGGATTAGTGGCGTCAACAATTGTAAGCGAGTTTCCGTCTACATCAATCGTAGTTGCCGCATCAAGAGTTCCTCCAAGCAAAAAGTCGTTTCCTGTTTTTGTCAAACCATTCACACCGTTGAGGGCGCTTACAGTTACCTCCAAAGCATTGATATCAGCCCCAAATTGAGCATTAGCCAAGAGTTGAGCAGCAAACTGAGTGTTGGCCTGGCTTAACTGGTTTTGCACATCAGTTGCGGTCAAGAACGGTGGATTAGAAGCGGCAGTAACGTCAGCGGCGTCAATAATTCCGGGGGCATAGTATTCTACCCAAACAGCACCATCGGGAGCGTTGTTTGTGCAACGATAAATGATACCTGTATTTACATTTTGCCACAAAGCACCAACCTGCACACCTTCAGTTACGTCATCCGTAGCTAATGGAGAACCTGGTCCAGGAGGGGTTAAATCAAATAGTCTAAACTGAAACGACTGAATCAAGCTGTCAATTACAGATACCGCCGAGTTGTTTGACACCCAATAGTATGTGTTCTCATCGCAGCAAGCACACTCGCATCCAGAAGAGTCGAGGTTCTGCTTAATCAATTCAAGAGTGGCTCTGTAGTTGGCTGTATCACCACAAGCTCTGTAATTTTGGGCCTCTGCATAGTACAAAAGCACGTTGTCTACAAACACTTGGTATTTAGAAATACGATTGCGCTGCAATTCACTCGCATGAGCTGCGCGAAGATTTTCAATGCATGGAGTAAGTCCACAAAGGCTACCAGCACAGCTTACCGCAAACTCCTTAACAACAGACGTTGTGTAAAGGAGGATAAGGCCGTCTGTCTGAGTCTGTTGAATTTGCTCAGTTAAAGAAACCGAATAAGTCCCGGTAGCTAGAGGGGTATCAACACCAGATGGAGGGTACGGAAGCGATGTAACAACAATGTTTCCAGGGAATGTTGGCGTAAGTGTTGCCCAAGACGGGTAATTAATCGCGCAATTCAAACTTGCTACAACCTCGTTTGTGGCAAGAACCGTTGTGTTAGTAACGCCCCAAGTTCCGCTATCCCCGTACTCACAATCGTAAACAAAGTTTACATTAGCAGTGGTCTGAGTACAGCCCGAATAACTATAAACACCAGAAAGTTGTACGTTAGTCAAGCTAAACGTCAACACATAAGGCCCGTCCGCTGGAGGGGTTGCTAAGGTGATGATGCTATCTGGATCTACATATGATGTGGTTGAAACCAACGAAGGATACTGTGTAACACCATCGGTCAACACAATATTGTTTCCAGGCTCTAAAAACTGATACAACCACTCATTAGATGTAACGGTTAGCACATCTGGAAGGCTGACCACACCACCTAGAGACACGCCCAAGAATGGGTCAGCCAAGACACGTAGAGAATAAGTGAATGTATAGATACCATTTGCCACGTTGCCGTTAGCATCAAGCGGCAAGTTAAAGTAATAGGTAGGAACCCCATCATTGACAAAATCCCAGTTCTCTAGGTCAATCATGGGGGTTCCAATAGTGTTCAAGTCGACAATAATGTCTCCATTAAAGTTGATTACACCAAGCCCCTTTAATCTGCCTACAAGTGGGTCCAATCCAAGGCCGATATAATCGGTTGAATCTACGACAATACCTCGCGGCTGTAACGCACCCGTAACTGGGTTGGTGTACGTTAAGTCAAACGAAAGGGATACGGTGCTAATCATCTTTTTATAGTTTTCTTAATTTACCTAATAATTCTTCATTTACCTTGAGGTGGTCAATCAACGCAAATGCAGCCTCGCTACCTGTCTGAGTTGATTCAAAGAATGGTGACTTCAACCACTTTGTTCCATCGCCTCTACGGTCGCGAATATACCACAAACCGTCCTCATTTTTGATAAAATTCTCACTCAAAAGTCTGTTTACCAGCTCGTGGATGGTTTCACCCTCTGGTGATTTGGTCTGTACCGGCTTTGCTGAGTTAATGATTTCGAAAGCATTCTTCTTGAAAGTATCACTACCGTTCTTGATTGCGTCATGCAGCATTACGCGGGTTTCGTCTTCAGTGAAAAGAGGCTTCATGCCCAAGCCGTCCACTGCCTTCAGAATGGTCTTGTAGTCCGTATCAAAATAGATGAGGTTTTCAAGCTCACGCGCTGCCTTAGCCGAGTTAATCTTAGACGTAGCCGCTACGTCTTTCTTTTCATATATAAACCTCTGGTTATTAGACTTATATAACGACTTGTTGCCGTCAATCATCTGGCAAACATACTGAAGGTAAAATAACAAGTCCTTTTGATGTGGTTGAACCGTAAAGCCATCTCCTATGTTTAGGCGGGTGCTTGCATATTTATAGGACCCGTTAATGTTACTTGGCGCCGAAGTTGTGTAAAGCAACGTGTACTCAGAACCGCTTTCCTTGTCGTAAAAGTTACCTTTAGTCTTTACAGAGAATGCACCCGGAGACTGTATCATTAGTATTGGCTCGGCATCCGTGTTGTTTGTAGGAACCTTATACGACCTTACTTTATATCGGTCCTTTATACGCAAAACAACTGGGCGTTTTTCATTGAAAAAGTAAGGGAAATCATTTTTCATTTCCTGTTCTGCCCATTCTGGGATGTTTACAGGAGTGTTGTCGCTTAGATCAAATAACATATCGTTTTATTTTTTTGTTTGTGAAAAATAGGGAGAGGTTGCCCCCTCCCCATTTTTGAGTTTACTAAGATTAGACTGTGAACAGACCGTACTTGTTAGAGTTTACAAACTTGTAACCTACTTCAGATACGATGTGAACACCGAGCTGCCATACGTCAGTCTTGTTAGCTGCCGCACGACCACCTGTTTGCCACATGTTCATGAACGCTCCTGGCTTGTGACATACGCGGATGTACTTACCCATGTTGCCCATACCGTCGTCAACACCTCCATTGGTGCTCAACGGAATGAAGAACGCGTATTGTTTCCAAGGGTTTTCAGCAGCGTCAGCACCAGCACCAAACATGGTTGGGTTGTCGAAGATGCCCATACGAACAAACGCAAAGTTCTTGTTGTTGAACACGAGGTTGTTGAATGAGAATGTACGGCTCATCAAGTCAGCATAAGCGCCCTCGCCCCAGAAGGTTTTCTCCATCTGGATTTTGTTAACGCTTACGTTGTAGTTCAGTGCAGAGGCACCAGGACCAGCGGCTTGGAAAAGCGCTTGCTCCAATTGTGCCTGCATGTAACCGCTTGTCCACACCATATAGTTCTTTACAGAACCGTCCTGTGAGGTCAATGCGGCTTCCATTGCGTAGAAGTCTTCAATGTCAACTCCAGCGCCAGCGCCACCACCGATTGATATCACGGTATTGATACCACCGCCGTTGCTGCCAGACTGGTTGTTTTCAATAGCGTTTACCAAACCTTGTGTAGTTTGGAAAGAGGTAGGTTGGATGGTAGCGTTGTAACCTGTAGAGGTAGAAGGAACACCAGCAAAGAAGGTGTTTACCAAGGCAACTTGGTGTTCACGCTGCAAGTAGATAATGTCGCGTGAGTTAGAGTATGGAGTCTGAACCCCGTTCTCCAACTGTGAGTACCAAAGCTGGTTGTAAAGCGCCTCTGAGCTAGACGTGGTGTCGTTACGGAAAGTTTGCAAAGGAGAGGTGTGAACCGTGTCGAATGTAAACTTAGAAGCGTATGCACCAGTGTTTTCGCCGGCTGAGTTACCTACGTAAAACATCAATCCAGCAGGAGCTGCTGCACCTGTTGTGATCAACGCCGCCATGGTAAGTTCAGCAGCATCTAACGGATTCTTTGCTGTGATCTGGTATAGAGCGCCAGTGGCAGCATCTCTCCAGATGTCGCCAACTGCTGGCCAAGAGTAGTCTACACCATTAACGGTTGTAATGCTGGTATTATCCAAAGTCACTGTATACGGACCAGTACCAGTTGCGGTTACGGTGATTGGAGCTTCCATACGAGTCATCTCAAACCAACGAACACGAGGGTTCTTCGCGATTTCGCGGTTACCTACTGCGTTCATGATCTGGTTCATCGCATCGAAATATTCGTCACCAAATGGAAGGTATGCTACTGCATCGAAATCTTCCATGATTGCATCCCAGTTGTTCTGGATGTTACCAAAGTTCATTGCACCCGTACTAATAGGGGGCGCAATGGGGGTACCTTGTACAAATGCCATTTTATTAAATTTTTTTAATAGTTAATTATGATTTTAGCGTCTGCGATGGCAAAGGAATACCGCGCTCCATGAGATCTCTTTGAGCTGGGCTTAATCCCTTCTGGTCGACAGACGTTTTGCCTACACGGTTCGGCGTTTTAGGCTGACCGTTGTAGACCTCGCGCACTACCTTTTTTTCGGTTTGAGCGACAAGTGACTTGGCTATTTGAACCCCTAGATCCCCAGACTGAACCTTATGAATGAGGACCTGGTTCGTTAACCATTCACGTACCGCTTGTTTACCTTCCTTTGTGGTAGTATCAAAGGCTTGACCTAAATAACCAGCATACTGCGACTTCAAAATCGATTCGACCTCTTCGTTTGAAACTTGTAACGAAACTTCCGTATCGCCGAATTTGTAGGGGACCTCCTTTAGCTGCTTGGCGTAGGACTCTGCCTCGGCAAGTGCTATAGTCTGTCTTTCCGCAATCTGTCTTTGACTTTGGCTCTTTAGCTCTTTTGCAAAGGTAAAGGGATTTTTAACGGTTTCAACATCTTTTTTAGTCTTTTCAATGATTTCGATTGCATCGATTGCGTCAGACTTCAAAAGGGCTGTAGCGTAATAGTCGCCATCACCTAAGTTATATTTTTCACGAATAGCTTCCTCAATAGTCGACTGGCCAAGTCGCTTGAATTTGTCTGGGTTCTTTACCGCCTCCGCAAGGACCAACGCCTTAACCGGGTCTTCCATCAAGCTATCGGCTGTAGAGGACACAATCTGATTGGCAACAGACGAGTTGATACCCTTCTTGCCAAACGCAACCATTGTGCGTGCCTCTTCTACCCCTGCAAACGGGTCGTCGGCTTCCTGCAACAAGGCAAGACCTTCCTCGATGTCCTTTTGCTTTTCTGCTAGTTCTTGGGCAAGGCTCTTATAAGAACGCAGTTGTTCAAACTCGCTCTTGAAAGAATCCTCGCTGTCATACCCGTAAGCAGAAAACCACGGCGAATCTACCGGGTTAACCTGCTCGTTAACTTGTTCGTTTACTTGTTCGGTTACTTGATCGTTAACCTGTTCGTTTTGATTTTCAAATTCGTTGTTTTCCATATGTTTTATATTCTGCCTGTGATTTCACTTCCTAACTCGGCCTCAAGGTTTGCCTCAAGGCTAATCTCTTCCAACGCCTGCTGACCCTTGAGCAACTGAACCTGGTAGTCAGCATCTGACTTAATTTTAGCAATCTGCTGCTCCTTCATGAGGTCTAGGTTAGCCTTCTCTCTGTGCATCTCTATCTCCATCTGCATCTTCTGCATCATGGTCTGTCGCTTGCCCTCTTCGGTCATCGCCGCTGTCTGCTGCTGGCCCTCAATTGTCTGCTGCAACATCATCTGAGAGTACTGCTGCTCACGTTGACGAGCCTCTGTCTCTTGCGTGGCCATAAACCAAAGGGCCTCGTCCACGTCTCCGTTCTTCAAAAGCTGTGCTACACGCTCTACGCTTGAAGGGCTTAGGAGAACCGCGCCGTCCTTGGTCGGCATCTGAGACATCTGCATGGCACGCTGGAGGATAGCGCTCTTCTCCTTTTCATTTGGAAGAACCTTGCATGTAATTGCTAACTGATCCAACGACAAGCCCTCAATGTCGTCAAGGGCGTTTATCATAGTCTCCCCAATAATGCTTTCATAAAACTCGCGGATCTTAGGGTCGTACTCAATGTCTATCCGAGCCTGGTGGATAATTCTCTCACCGAGCTTCTGCTTGAACTGACGCTCAGACTCGCGAAGTGGCCAGTTGGCGTGGTTTCCTGCGATATAATCCTGCTCCATTACTCCAACCAAGCGTTCTGCTGACTGGTCTGGGCTTGCGGCCATTGCGTCCGGGATCCCCATGAGGTCCTTGATCATCATCTGGATGTTCGCAATCTGGGCCAACCACTCCTGTCCCTGTGGACCTAAACCGTTGTCCATCTCTGTAAGCGGCTGCGACACGTATTTACCGGTCGCCGCGTTGAACTTAGTTGCGACAATCTGAATACCGTTCTGACGGTGGATATGCATGAGGTCGAACAGGTCGTACTCTACACCTCCAATCTTGATGTTAGCGGCCTCGCCGACATCAATTCTATATCCCTTTGGGGCAGCAGCCCATACGGCTGCGCGAAGTTTCAATACAGCAAACATCAAGTCGTCAAGCAGTCCCTTCACGCTACGTGTAGGCGACTGACCGTTGATGCGATGAATTACATACGAACTCATTGGAGACAAGCCCTTTTGCATCTGGTTTGGCTTCTTCTTCCATTCATAAATACGGTCCTGGCCGGTGCCGGAGATGATATACGAACCCTCGTACCAATAGTTACAAGTCACCTCATCGTAGGTATCGTTTGGGTTCTTTTTCTTTTCGTCTACCGGCCTATTGTTTCGGATGTAGTTACCATATCCCTGCTTGTTTACTCGTTCTACATACTGCTTGTAGTCGGTAGAAAGGTATTCAAACTTCAACACGTAAACCTTGAAGTCCATCCATACCCAACGGTTTGTGGTAGAGTCTTTACGTTCAAATGCCCACTGAGGAATAGTAGAGACGTTCGTTTGGTACGGAACGTATGACTTTGCCATCGCCTGGATCTGCGCCTCGTTGAAACCAGCATCTATCAGCTTGTCGTAAATAGATTGCACTGTCTCGGCCTCAATGTGACCTATCGCAACAGGCTCCTCTTGGTTGTCTTCGTTCCAAAGCATGACCATGCGGGCAGGGTCAACGTATTGAAACTTAACCTGTCCAGTCATCGGGTCGTTATAAATCTTGGCTGCACGGAAATGGAAGTCAATCGCGTCACGATTAAACTCCATTCTTTGCCCAGCCCAGTTAGACGAACGAAAACCAGCCTCGGCAAGTTTTTCCAAAGCCACCTCGTATTTGGTCTTAAAGAAACCAAGGCGATCAGCCATTTCTAGCATCGTCTCGTCCTTTGGCACAAACGGTAACTTAAATTCTGGTAAGCCTAGCTTTTTTGCAAGCGGATTTGTAAAGTTCGCTTTAGCGTAGACGTCATACTTTTTGCGTTTCTTTTTATTGACGATATTTTTATCAAGAGAAACACAGTCAAGTTTATAATCGTTATCTGCAAGAATTGATAGAAGAACATTCGACAGTTTTCGCATTGGAGAGAAAATGTCGTAGCTGATGTTAGCCATCGCCTTTCTCTGTGCCTTACTTAACCCCTTCGTGGTTGCTGCACCATCCCCTTGGCCAAACCCTCTTGTACCTATAGGGGACCCGTTTGTAAACCAGTTTTTATACTTTTCTTGGGATTGATTACCGGCACCATAGTTTCTAGTCTCCTGCATCTCAGGCAGTTGACTGTATGTAAAATATGCCCCCCCGGCACAAAAGCGGGTGTACAAAGCTCTCGCACAACGTAATCCAAACTCCGGCTTTAGTTTATCAGCCTCGGGTATGTTGTCGTTTGGGAACAACATACTGCCAAGTATCTGTGGCAATATCATATCTTACAAATTTAGTTTACCAGCACAAATGTAGTAAATTTTTTATTAAATAGTTGAAAACAATCATTCTACGTCAAACATTGCGAAGCCTCCTTGTATCTCTATCGGTTGATAAACTTCCTTGTAAAGATCTGGCATTCTGCTCTTTATAGCCCTCATGCACCACCCTGTTGCGGCACACAAGTCATGGTTAGTCAAGTCATCAAGACCCCTCATCTGACTCCACTCCTCAATGATCTCCCACATTTTCACATATTTAACATTGTTGTTAAAAAACGTCATGATGTCTCCAGCCATTTCGTTCTTCTCGGCTTCTCCTGCCCATACGCCCGGGCGCGGGTCTTGCTTACCCTCTGATCCAATGTCTTTCAAAAGGTATCCATCGAAACCGTTGTCCCTAAAGTATTCCACCAAGGCTTCTCCATCGGGCCATTCCGGGTATACGTATGCACCAAGGAATATAGCAGCCTTCAGCCACTCCTCGTGGTACTCCGACTTGTCTTCTGTCTGTCTGTTATATACCAGAATCCAGTCGTTGCTTACCCATTCACTCCTTGGCTTGGTATCGGGGTCTACCTGGCTGTCTCTTTTGTAAAAAACAGCCGCTGCCGCATTCGACTTCTTCTTACCAACTGTATTTCGCTTGTGAAACTTAACCGGGTCACAGCAGAGGAAGTACTTGTTCATCACCGACGGATCGGGAGCGTAAATCGGACCTTTTTCTTTTGGAGGGATGTAACCCTCTTCGGCCGTAACAACCGTTCGTCTGTTTCTTTGTTCTTGTGGCGGAAGATAGGTCATGGTCCAGCTTCCCTTGGGGTCATTGTCCACATAAACATCTCCTCCAAACTTGTCACCAATCCACTTAAAATTTATCTTTGTACTAATTGGTGTGCGAGAAAACTTCAGTTCCGAGATACGGTCACGCATCTTCTCAATAGGCATACCCATGTCCTTTGGTATTACAGCAAACGCTTGCTTCCAACTCATTGGGAAGTTTTGCTGCAACTTGATTAACTTCTGCCACTCGCGTTTACGTTCAAAGTAGTCTGCTTGGTTTAGCAGGTATGACTTTGCCCCTCTGGTAATCCACTTGCCCTCGTTCGACATTACCGGTTCCTTGGGGTCATCAATAATGCTTGCCCCGTACTCGTCAATGTATCCCTCTACCGCGTAGTAACCCGGTAAGAAAAAGTTGATGAGTCCTGATGGAGTAGTTCCGTTCTCGTTTCTGTCAGAGAAGTGAGAGTCGTTAGCAATGTCAAAGAACTGCGCTCCACCCCCTGTGTCCATGTCACCCACCGTAGAAGGCATAATGCAGAACCCTCGAATGTTTTCTCCTCGCTCAATCGCTGGTTTCATCGTGTTGTACCACCACGTCGGTATGTTTTGGTCCGCCGCCTTCGCATCCGTTTTCTTCGCTGGCTCGTCACGGTAGACAAATGCGATTTCAGCCTCTCCATCCGCCGCTTTCTCCGTCGACGGGAGTGGCGTGATGAAGCACTCCATTTGTTCTGGGACGATTCCTGCCCTTGCGGCTGATGCGATTGCTCCTTCATACTGGAAACGCAAACCCTCCTTTGCCTCTATTCGTCCACGATAATGAGGACGAAAAAAGAAGGGAAGTTTGCTTACGGGTGTTTGAATTTGTTTGATGAATATCTTGTTGACGGCCTGGTCCTCGTTCATCGCCTGGATGATAAAAGTCTGGTCGGGCATGTTGAGGGTTCCCCACGTGCAGAAGCAACAAGCAATAGCTGTCTTGGCGATACGTCGTCCAGAAACAAAGTTAATTCCATGAACAGTTCGCTTACCTTTTCCAACGGTCACGTTTACGTTTGGCTCCATGAAGTACTCTACACCCATCTCGTTCATATCCTCCACCACGTTCTTCACGTCCTGGTTTGAGTACTTTGTTTTTACCACTCCATCTTCCCGGTACAACACCTTGTGTTTATAGAACGCATCCTCTGTGGTATATGCGTACATGAACAGATGAAACATCTTGCGCTGGTAGTCCCTGTAGTCGGGTCGGTTGTTGTTCTTACCAAAGTTCTTTACTGTCCAGAAGTTTAGGAAGAAATAATTGGCTCCATTTAAATATACCGGCTTTCCTTTAATGAAACACCAGTAACCTACGTATCTGCGCTTTATTTGGAGCTTTATCCACTCAATCTCCATGGCGTAGTACTTTTGATTGGACTCAATTTCCTCGTAGATGTCCTCAAGACGGACGTCTCCTACCTCCTTGTACTTAGACTTGTTGGTTGCGTGTTTTTTATTGAACACAACCTCGTAAATCAATTTTATCTTTTCCGGAACCTCCTGGTATTGAAACTTTTGGTCCTTTGGAGCAAGACCATAACCGTCCACGTATGTAAGCGCCTCTTCCCTGGTAACCTCTCGTTTTAGATGGTGAGAGTACCACTTCTCAAGGCGCGGAAGTGGAATACGGATCGTATCCAACTCATCGTCATCCTCGTGAAAGGAAACAAAATCATCCTCTTCTAAGTATTCGTACTTCATGGTATAATACTTTATGGTATAACCTCCGGGAATATTTCTTTCTTTTCACGCCATACCCGCGCATAGTGTTCTGGTTGTATGCCAAGGTTCTCAGCGCGTACAGAGAAGGTAATTGCTTTCTGTAGTGTGATGCTAACCTCATCATTCATTATCCTGCTACGAGCATCCACAAGGGTCTGCCTCCAACTCTCAAGACCCGCCTGGAAGTTCTTGTCGTCATTGGACCTGTCCACCGGCTGGGTCAAGAGCGCACGTTGCAGGGCGGCTATTCGGATGTCGGCGGTACTCATAATTGAGTAGTCCTCCGAGCATTGTAGGCGTGTAAACGTGATGTAACGCTCCACCGCCCAGTCCACATTCATCATGCAGAGCTGGGCGTACCCATCTTCCGAATCCGTGTCATCAACCATGATGTTCAGCTTGTTCAAAGTATATCGTTTGCGCTGGTTGATGTCCGGATACGCATCCTTAACGGGTGTACCTGGAGCGAACATATATATGAGATATCGAACAACCTTGTCGGCGCTAACCCCCTCTGGAAGGTCGTCAGACCTGTCGAGAATATGGGCTTGACTGGCCAGGTCCGAGAACCGGTATACTACCGCCTCGTCATCCGGGATGCCTTCAATGTTGTAGGATATTTTACTAAAGTCTAGTTTTATCATCTTTGGTATGCAAGGATTACCCTTGACTGGAATCTAACATATTCTGTTGTGTTGGCAAGCGTGGGGTCTAGCTTTGTTGCATAAGCCCTCCTTACGCATACAATGTCACCCTTCTTGACCTCGTTGTTCGACCAAACATCCGGCCTTGTAAAAACAGGTGTTCTTGCGGGCGGGACAACAACTTCGACTAGTGTAAGATCGTTGTCTACCATGTGTATCGACCCTATCTTTCTTTCGTTGCCAAGCAACTTGCCTATGATGTAACCATTGAGACTAACTATTTCATCACCGCGCTTGGCCGCGTAAATAGACTTTTTGGAAATTGTCAAGTATATTTTTCCGTCTACTATACACCCACCCTCTCCCTCGGTTATCATCTCTCTGGTAAAAGTTGCATCAAACCAAACCTCGTCGCCTTCAACGCCATCAAATTCGCACTCATAGTCCCACCCCTGCTGGCCTGGATCAATCTCTGCAATTTTTATAATCTTGCCTCGCCTAACGGCCTGCTTGTCTTGAATGTTTTCTTTGTCTGGATCCGCCTCTTGTTGTGACTCGGCATGAATCCTATTGTATTCAGCTATTAATTTCTTGTCCTTGTACCTCGACTTTTTTATACCGTCAACAAGGTCAAACATGTAATTATGGTCTACCTCCGAAACATATGTCTTCACCTTGTTTACAATCTTGAGTTTGCCGCCATTAAAGTCAATCTCGTCCTCTGTCAAGGAATGAAGCTCAATAATACACTCGCCGTTTATCAAACGAATTTTACTTAGGTCTATCCCGCTCAGATTCATTTGTTTGCTAATTTTTTTTCGTAAATTTCAAGTACCTGCTTCTGTTTGTCAAAGTTTTTCTTGCCAATTGGAATCTTCTTCTTGAGTTTATTCACACACCTGCGTAACGATGAATAACTTCCAAACACCATAACAGCATCCCAATCAGACATCAAGCCCTCAACTTTTACCGGATCAACCTTCTCCCGGCGGATGTAGTATTCGTATACCTCTATGATTTTGAGGTAGTTATTTTTTGTCTTTGTTCTGATCATAATGCTCTTGCAGTGTTTTGAAGAATGATGAACGCTTAATACGCGTCTCCACCTTTGTTTTTGAGATCTCATTAAGAGTCTCTCTGTATCTTCTTATCGCCTTCTCGACCTGGTCAAGATCCTCTGATGTAATTGCCGGGTCGCAGTACAAAAGTTTGCGGCGAGACTTGGTGGCCATAGGGGTAAATATCCGCATGACCTCATATATCTCAATCTTCTCATCAATCATGGTGTTGAGAAGTAGGATAGCCCTGTTCCAGTTTTGTAGGTTATTCATATATAAGGACTATGTGTCGCTCGTGTACAGAGTATTCCGTAATGTCTTGCAGTTCAACTTTGTCTACCTTTCCGACAATGCAAACTCGCTGCCCTACTTTAAGGTCGCAAAAGTTGCCAACCTTTGTTATCACGGCGTCCATCTGCTTACTTGTCTGTTTTTCTATCTCAATAAATACCCGGTGGTCGGGTGGAAATAAATTACTCATGCTGCAAATATACTCAAAAACAACACAGTGTCAACTTCTTGCTTGGAAATAGAACTAAACAAAGTAAATTTGCGCTATGTTTATCGTTTCAATTCTATTAGTTGTATCCTGCCTTACGTTCATGATCAAGAACTCCATATATGGCTGTGGCAAAAGATGTTACAAGACTCGTAAAGAGGCTCAGGAACACTGTGATTATGACCAGCAAGTGTATATGTGTTGGGAGTGTGAGACGTGGCACATAAAAAATAATGAAGAAAATCCTTGACAACCTCGCGTGGTTGTTTTATGTTTGCCAAATATTCCAAGCGTAGTTTGTTATAGAGCAACAGCAAACTAGGCTTCGGATGCCTAGGTTAAGTACTATTTTTACTTACCAAATTAGGCCCGCGAAGTTGCTCTTGCGGGCTTTTTTTATTTTATGAATACAGGACAAATTGTTAAGGGGAAACGCAAGCATGACTTTGCTATTATCCCAAACGAAATCTCGCAGTCAAGAGATTTGACTATGGAAGAAAAGGGGATGTTGTGCTTCCTTCTTTCGCTACCAGAGAACTGGGTTCTTTACAAAAAGAATCTTTACAATCAAATGCCAGATGCGAAAAACGCAGTGGACAGGGTGTTTAAATCCCTGCAAGAGAAGGGGTACATCCTAAGCTGCCGTCAAATAGATACAGCAACGAACAGAATGGTGGGGTGGAATCACATCGTTTATGATGCACCTCAGCTTTCCCGAGATGCGGATTTCCCGACATCGGATTTTCCCGACATCGGGAATTTCCGTGAATCGGAAAACCTCCATATATATAAAGAAACAAATACCAACAAAGAAACAATAATATACAAATACGCATTCGAGGATTTTTGGCAAGCATACAACAAGAAGGTGGACAAGAAACAGACCTTAACTGTATGGAACAAACTCTCTGCTGAGGACCGCATACTTGCGGTAGAAGGCATGGGTAACCATAAATTGGGTCGCGAACCCAAGTATTGGAAAGACCCTGTACGATATCTTCGCGACAGGAGATGGGAAGACGAAACACAAACGAAAACTATAAAACAAACACCTATCCAAGATGACAACAACACATGGTAAAATCTCAATCTACAAAGACTTCAATGACCTGCAAGGACACCAAATTACTGTGTTGGGCGCACTTGAACGAATTCGGACTGGAAAATCAAAGGAGCTTGTTGAAAAGGCGCGGGAAGCCAANNACCAAGAAAGAGGCCGATGAGTTAAAAAAGAAACTTCCAGCAGTTTGCTTCAGTGGTCTTTTTAACAAACGCAAGGACTCTGAACTTATCGAACACTCTGGGTACATCGTACTTGATTTCGATAATGTCCCAAATATCACCCAAAAAAGAAATGAATTGTGTCGTATAAGTCACATAACGGCTGTTTGGGTGTCGCCATCTGGCAAGGGACTGAAGGCTTTGGTGAAAATTGAATGGAATACCATGCATAAGGAGCATTTTGATGCCTTAATGAATGATTTCTCAGACATTGACAAGACTGGCCGTAATGTTTCCCGTCTTTGCTTTGAATCGTATGATCCTGATTTGTACTATAACCCAAATGCTGAAGTATACTCTAAGTTACCCGTAAAGAAAGAGGACCGCAGGTTGCCCAAACAGACAACCACAGAGACGATTAACGATGACGATAAGATTTTTAACAACCTGTTGACATGGATGACATCCAAGGGAGACGCGTTCCGTGAAGGGGAGAGGAATCACTTTGTGTTCAAGTTGGCCGCAAGCTGTTGCCGGTTCGGAATGCTTGAGGAGACCTGTTATAACCTCATGATGACCTACGTTGTGCCTGATGCAAGTTTCAGCCAACGCGAGTGCAGACAGGCTATTCGTAGCGCGTACAGGGCCAATATGAACCAGTGGAACACCGCTGAGTTTACCAAAGACCAGTTGGTTACAAAGAGTAACCGAGTAGAGGTAAAAATTGAACTTACCGAGCAGGACCTCGAGGAGATGGAGAAGGAGGACGTGATCTACGCCGAGGAGGTTATGGAGAAGGCTTCCGATATTTACCTGCACGGATATCGCGCCGCTCAACCGCTCGGAGTCCCTATGCTTGACAAACACTTCAAGAGGGTCAAAGGTGATTTAACAATTGTTTCCGGGATAGGAAACTATGGTAAGTCTTCGTTCATGAAGTGGGAGATGATATTTAGAATCGTGAAATTTGGAGAAAAAGTAGCTATTTTCACGCCTGAAGAATTACCTGCTGAGCAGTTCTACCATGACCTTGTCGAGATTTATTTTGGAAAGGACTGCACACCCAACAACCCCAACCGTCCACCATACGATATGTACATGAAGGTGTACAAGATGATTGGCGAACACATCTTCATGGTGTACCCCAAGAGTGTAAGCCCTACCCCCGAATACGTTAAGGAGGTATTCCTTACCCTCATTGTTAAGCACGGAGTGGAGCGGGTTATCATCGACCCGTTCAACCAGATGGCAAATGACTACACAAAGGGTGGAGGACGAAGCGATAAGTATCTTGAAACCTTCTTGTCTGACTGCACCCGTTTTGCACGGAAGAACAACGTGTACTTTGACATCGTGGTCCACCCACACAAGATGAGAAAGGGTGACGACGGCAACTACCCATGCCCGGAGGTGTTTGACCTTGCAGACGGTGCGATGTGGAACAACAAGGCGGACAACATCCTCATATACCACCGTCCGTTCGCTCAGACGGCCCCAGAAAGCCCTATCTGCGAGTTTCACAGTAAGAAGATCCGCCGACAAAAGATCGTGGGTATAAAGGGCTTCTTTGAGTTTCAGCTACAGAGGAACACCCGAAGGTTTACGTTTGATGGGGTGGACTATCTTCAGCAGGCTATTGATGGGAAGTATGTACAGGCTACCATTGAGGAGCCAAAACCAACGGCAATCAAGCCAAATCGTAACTGGACAGACTCTAAGGAACTCAAAGAATGGGACGAGGAAATCGGCCACCCGAACGGCCACAGGGAGGCTTGGGAGTAATTTAACGATTTTTTTCTTGCATAAAAGAAACATATATGCTACATTTGCGAATATAACCAATAAATTAATCAAAAAATCTATGGGATTAAATCAAGGTGGTTCATCAAACCGTACTTACCTTAGTATTTCTAACGGTAAGATTGCCAAGCGTGTTCCTGAGGGAACAGCTGGCTCAATTAAGTGTAACAGTAAAGACGGAACCAAGGTTTGGTTCGAGGAGCGTTACGCATCTCTTTCTGGTTACATCACAGACGTATTCAAGCGCGTATCCGAACAGGGGTATGGAGACCAGTTGTGCATCGTTCTGAAGGATGGCGACAACGAGTATCAAATCCAAATGCCATGGAGTTCACGCTACTCGTCTGGATTCTTCTTGTCAATGCCAAACATCGACGCCGGTAAGGAGATTACCCTCACCCCGTGGTCAAAGGAGATTGACGGAAAGACCCGCACAATGTTGTATCTCCGCCACGGACAGGAGGACATCAAGTGGGGCTGGACAAAGGACAACCCCGGCAATATGCCTGAGATGAAACAAATCAAGGTAAAGGGACAGGTTGTGTGGGACGACTCAGAGCGCCAAGAGTTCTTTGAGAAGCATCTCAAAGACATCTTCCTTCCTCAAGTCAAGGCCGTTAGTTCTGTAAAGAAGCTGGACTCTTATGCTGCCCCGCAGTTAGTTGAGGATCCAGACGACGACGGATTGCCATTCTAATCTTAACCAAGCTGTGGCGGGGGATAAACGCAAGCAAACCCGCCACGGCTTAACCTAAACGAACATGAGATACACATTCAAAGATTTAGTGGATATGGTCCCGACCCACAGAAGAGCGGAGTTCTCAAAGATTTACGAGTACCTACACAAGATTGAGAGCCCTCAAGAAAATGAAATACTTGAACTAGTAAGCAAACACTTCAAGGTCCCTACCAGTGAAATCAAGAGCGACAGACGACACGCAGACACGGTGTTGGCGAGACAGGTGTACATGACGACCGTCAAGGTGTGTTCCACCAAGACCCTTGCAGAGGTTGCGCGAACGGTAGAGAAAGACCACGCCACGGTGTGCCACGCCCTAAAGGTGGTTAGGAGAGACTACGAGTTTAACGCCGTGAGACGCAACAAGATCCGGCACTACATTGCAGACTTAGATTCAGCTAAACAAGAACTATTATTAGACTTTTTCAATGAACGGAACACCGATATACTTGCCTTCTACTCCATCTCACCAGACAGAGTTAAGGCACCTGCGCAGTCTAAGGCGGAAAATGCTAAGGGCTGACGCCGTTTACCCTAAAAAGAAGGGGGTATACAAGCCTGCGGGTCAGTACAGAAGAGATTCTAGCCTCATGCGGCTGATTAACAAGCGTCTATACGAAATAACGGGCAATGATATGTACCTTTGGCTCGGTGGACATTTTAACGAACTAAAAAAAATAGAAGATGGGAAGAATTGAAATAAAAGACGCACGTCGAACGGTTGACGGCAAGAAGATAAACGCATACCGGGTGAGAACCATCGGGGAGAACAACGAGGTGCTTCAAACATCAGAGGTCCTCAACACGATAGAGTCCGTAAAGAGGCACATACGCGCCATGGCAATAGCTTGGGACAGCCATGGGGAGTGCGAGGTGCTGGACTGCACATATCGGGGCAAGTTTGACGGCAAACGGATTGACCTAGACGAGTACGACAAGTTAAAGTTTGAGGCTATATTTTGATGCACATAATAGAGTCATACAAGTACGAGTGTTACAAGTGGAACAGCTCTGGAATAGAGATGTGTCACTACATTTGTGTGCCGATAACCCTGCTTATATTTAAAAACCAAAAGAATCCACAAACACATTTAATATTTTGGAACTAAAGAAATCATTTCTCCGCCACATGTTGGAGCTTCCCAACATCACGCTGACAGCGTTCTTGATTGCATTTTTGGTTGCGTTTGCACTTTCTATTGTGCAACACAACTACGCAAGTGCAGTTGGATGTTTCCTTACGATTGCAACCATCCTGCCCATAAAGTACATGGCATGGAAGAGGCAACCAATCGGTGGAAATAAAAAGCAAAAAGTCATCGTAATCAAAAGAAAATGAACCCAATAAAAGCGATTGTTAATACATTTGCTGTGTTGCGTTGTTGTGGCGCAAGT